GTTTTGAAAGAAACTATTTTTTCAGGCAATGGGACGGAAGTCAGGGCGCGGTTCTTAAAAGAGAAGCTGCAAGATGTAGACTACCGGAACGGGAAGAAGTTTCTAAACTCCAAGGAAGTACAGGGCTTTCTCCTGCGAGAAGTACCGGAGGAACACAGGACGACAAATAAAGCCGCTCGGAAAGTCGCTAATGATGTAATGAAAAAGGCTTTTGAGATGTTTCCTGAGAGCATGATACTTACTAAAAATAAAAAAGGACTTAATGTAATTGAATTTATAGAGAAACGCTAACAGCATCAGCGTAACCACGTGGTTACGGTTTGCGTAACTAGCGTAACCAGTTACTTACGCTAATGAAAAAGAAAAAGAAAAGAAACAAGAGAAAAATGAGGGAAATGAACAAGATGTAAACAAAGAAAATAAAGCTCTAAAAATAAAGAAGAAAACAAGACTAAATATGTCGTTTAACTTCTTTGAATAATATAGATATAATAACACAAATAGAGTATAATGTAATAAAATTTCATGTATTAGATTGGTAAGATTGAAGTTTCCCGGTTACAGTTTTTCTTTGTAGCGTAACGGCGTGGTTACGCTGGTTACGGTAAAAACACATCTTTCAACTATCTTAAAAAATCGGAGCCACAATATGAACCAACATTCTAAACAACAAACACTTTTCGAGAAATCCCTCAAAAAAATACCATATTTTGTCATGGTCTGCAATGCAGCAGGACCTATAAAACAATCTCTCTCTGAGGATGTGCTATAAATGTCCTGCATTACTCTAGCAGAAGCAGACGACAGACTCTCAAAGCTCAAATCGTCCGGGATAATTAACTATCTCAAAAAAGTCGAATCTGCAAATGAAATAATAAAAAACGCTCTGAATAATTCCCAAAATCCAATTATAGCATTTTCAGGCGGGAAAGATAGCCTAGTCGTCCTGGATCTGGTCAGAAAACAGAACCCAAAAATTACGGCTGTATATTGTAATACCGGAATAGAATATCCTGAAACTGTGAAATATGTTCGAACTATTGAAAATGTAGTTGAGTTGCATCCAATCACGAGTTATAAATATTTCATCGACTGCAAAGAAAACGGGCTTCCCGGATCAAAAGCAACCGGGAAAGTACACGGGAATAAATGTTGTATCGAACTGAAAGAAAAACCGGCAACAAAATACTATAAAGATAATTCCACAGATCTAGTTTTCACAGGCTTAACATCTGATGAATCACGAAACCGGATGATGTTTTTTAAGAGGATGGGGCCGTATTATCTCTATAAAAAAGATAATTATTATAAAGCTCATCCGATCCACGATTGGAGCGAAAACGATGTATGGGAATACATAAGGAGAAACAATCTGTCTTATAATCCTATTTATGATATTCCAGGAATAAAAAGGTGCGGATGTCGGTTTTGTACTGCTTATCTCTCCTGGAAGGACGTAACCGCCGCATATAACCCACATGACACAGAGGTTTTATTTGGATACACAGGGCAGGCTAGTTTGAGGGGGTTTGTTTAATGCTCTTATCCGATTCCGTAGCCGTTCTAATGCCGCTATACCCAAATCCTTATACAACTGTCTTCCCTGCTCCTCCTGTAGATCCTGATTATTTTCTCGATCTGAAAAAACACCTGCAAGAAAATGCGGAATACAGAAAAGAGAGAAAGGAGTTTTACAAGCTGCATCCTGGGTGGTCACTGTTCAAAGCGCGTGACGAATTCGCGAGGGAGTATTCAGAGGTTTTTCACCGGGACATTGAATGGTTTAAGCGGTCTCATCCTGATATGACCGCAGGAGAAGCCGCAAGAGCGTTTTGTTTGCAGTACCGAGGGTATTTGCTTATGTACGGATTAGAATGGACTGAGCGAGCTTTTAAGAGGGTGATTATATAATGACAGAATGGACAATAACACGCGAGTATGGTACAGGAATTTTCAAAGCGGAATGCAAAGAGCGCGGGATTATAATTACGAAAAATACATATAACGAAGCCAGGGCCGCAATGTTGGAAGCTCTGGGGCTCGCGAAGGTGACATCAAATTGAAAAAATCAATCAGCTACACGATAATAGGGTGTAATCACCGATTCACAGGCGAGGAAGAGACAAAATGCGATTCTTGCGAGTATATCTTTGGCGGGGCTGATTGTAATGCTGGTATTGCTGTTGGTGAGCGGGCTTATATTTATAAGAAAATAATTAAGTAATTATTTTTTTTTGAGACCGTCGTTAACAGTGTTAACATATAAATAATATTGAGTGTATAAATGATAAGAAAGGTGTAACAGTGGCAGTCCAAAAGAAGAAAGAAAAAAAACCTATAAATCCCAATGTTTTCAAATGGACACCACAACGAAAAAAAGCGGCTCTTTTGTTATCAGTTGGCACTAAAACAAATGAAGAAGTAGCAGCCGAGACTAGGATACATTTTACAACCCTATACGAATGGAAAAAATCACCTGTTTTTTTAGCTGAAGTTGACAGACTCACATTAGAAAATGAATTAGCCACTAGAGCCGGGTTAGTTCGATTCGCACTAAAAGCAATCGAAAAAAAGAAAGATAATCTCAGAGAAGATAAAAATACCGCGCTCGATTGGGCTAAGTTCTTATCTGATATACAGGGACATACTAAACAAAAAGTAGAACTCGAAGGCAATCTGAATCATTCCGGGGGAGTTACTATTTACATCCCTGACAACAACCGGGGCAAACAAGAGTGAAAGAAATCAGACCACAACCCGGGCCACAAGAACTATTCTTAAGCTCTCCTGCTGATATTGTAATTTACGGAGGAAGCGCGGGCGGCGGGAAAACTTACGCGCTCCTACTTGAAACGCTTCGGCATATATATCTTAAAGGGTTTGGGGCTATAATCTTCAGGCGAACATTCCCACAGATACGAAACGAGGGCGGGCTATGGGATACATCAGAGGACATATACCCTCTTGCCGGCGGGACTCCAAGAGAATCAGATCTAACCTGGACTTTTAAAGCCGGGACTCAAATAAAATTCGCTCATATGGAGCATGAGAAAAACAAGCATGATTATCAGGGTTCTCAGATTCCGCTTATCTGTTTTGACGAATTAACGCATTTTTCAGAAGGACAATTCTTTTATTTGTTATCGAGAAACCGGTCCACATGTGGAATTAAACCATATGTAAGAGCCACCTGCAACCCGGACCCGGACAGTTGGGTATCATCTTTTATCTCCTGGTGGATTGACCAAGAAACCGGTTATGCAATCCCCGAAAGGTCCGGGATTATTCGTTATTTTGTCAGGCATGGAGATTCAATTTACTGGGATAATTCACCGGGGGAACTATGGCAGCAGGTAGCCGGACTTATCCCTGAAGCAGACTATAATCCTACGTCATTTACGTTCATTTCTGCCAAATTAGAAGACAACCCCGCGCTTACTTCCAAAGATCCGGGCTACCGGGGAAGGCTGTTGTCCTTGCCTCTTGTAGACCGTGAACGGCTCTTAGGGGGCAATTGGAAAATACGAGCATCAGCCGGGAACGTGTTTAAGCCAGAATGGTTCAAAATTATTGATCCGACAGACATTAAATGTAATCCTCCGGATCTTAAAAAGGTCCGTTGGTGGGATGCAGCAGCAACATCAGTCGAAGAGTCAAATAATCCTGATTGGTGTTCTGGTGTTTTAATGGGAACTCACGCGGGAAATTTCTATATCCTTGATGTGCAGCACTTCCGGGCAACAGCAGCAGAAGTTTATAAACGAATGGAAGAAACGGCAACCATAGACGGGAAAAGCGTAACTGTTGGAATGGAACAGGAGGGAGGCAGCGCCGCAAAGAGGGAAATTGAAATCCTAAAACGGACGCTGTTCTCAGGATTCGCTTTCAAAGGGGAAACAAGTTCAGGAAGTAAAGTGATTCGATCAAAACTATTTTCCGCAGCTTGTGAAAATGGGCTTGTTTATCTGGTCCGGGGTTACTGGAATCACGAATTTATTAACGAACTTGTTAATTTTCCCTCTAAAGATTATCACGATGACCAGGTAGACTCAGCGAGCGCGGCTTATAATTTCCTCGCAGAGAAATCTAAAGGGGATTTTGATATTTCTAAGATGATTCGAACAAAAACCAGATAAAATAAGCCTTTTTCCTCATTTTCTTTAATTTTTTCTCAATAATACATACCTTTTTATTCTTTTAACGCTATTTTTAATTGTTAACACTGTTAACCAAATCGGAGCCACATTATGATTGATATCGAAGTTTTAGAAAGTTGGTTTAACTTTTTTATGGGTATGGTAGTTGCCATAGGTGGGGCATACACAGCCATGAAATCACAGGGTAAGATAGTCTACCCCGCCGCGAAAATCGAAGCAGGACGCGCTAAGATAGCCGCACTCATGGAAGGAAATGCACTTGTCGAAGAAGCTCAGACGGTAGTCGGCACTATCTCCCTTGAAGAACTCGCCGGAATTATTCAGAAAGCACAGGAACTCTCCAAAGAAGGTTTTACAGCCGGCGAAGCTCAGGAACTTGGTATCCTGATAATGGATGCTGTCAAAAATAATTAACGGTGTCTCAATGGTCGCATTAAATGCAGCTTCTTCTACTCCTGTAAAATCCATTAAATTAGGTGCTGCCGTCGGGCCCGTCACTCAACGAGATCTTAAATCCTCGATGGGTGGACTTACAAATTTCGACACCAACAACAGATATACTTATTATCAACAGTTAGACAACTCCTGCCCGCATGTCTCAACGTCGCTTGATAAGCTTTCTCTCTCCTTGATTAAGGGCATGAGTTACGACGGAAAAAAGCGAGCCGTTAACGAGTTCACAACCTGGGCGAAGAAAAATAATTTTCAGAGTCAGGTTGCTACAATGTCCCGTTTATTTTGCAGGGATGGAATTTATGTTGCGGAAATGTTAGGCCGGACACCTGAAACATTTAAGCTGCAACCTCTTTTAATGCCGAACGTTACTCTTTTGCCTGAAGGTGAGGTCCCAGGGTCCACTTCTGCACGCCCTGACGCAAATATCTTACAGCCTCCGGTTACACAGTTTGTAATTAATGAGGGTGACGCGAACTATCAAAAAGTGTATTCACCTGATCAAATTATTTACGGAGTATACAAAGAGTGGACTTGCGTACAAATGGATACCAGAGAGCGTAAAACCTGGGGTATGTACGGCTCTCCATTGATTGAATCGGTTGCTCTGTCAATTAAAAACTGGCATGATGTTGTGAACGGCTATGTAAATTTTGTTTATAAGTATGGAAATGGACGCTATCAGTATAATTTTACACTGTTGGAAGAACTTGTCAAGCAGGGAATCCTTACTTATGACGCAGCGCAAGCAGCTATTGATGTCTGGATGGAGGATAATAAGAACCTCTCCCAAAACGAGGACATTGTGGGGTATGGGATGGAAGTCAGCCCCATAGACGCAGCTGGTTCTCTTGACGTCTTGAAATTCAAAGAATCTTTAGAAGTTGACATTGCATTAGGTCTTTTTCAGAGTCCCATTTCAATGGGCAAAACTGAAGGCTCCACATATGCATCCGGTTACGTTTCCGAAGCTGATCGAATGGTGGGGCTCGAAGGGCTACAGTCAATTCTTATTAACATTGTCTCGGATGCAGTATATAAACTTCAGGAAATTGCAGGTAAAAACCCGGACTCGATTGAAGTTAGATTCGAGGAACTTAGTAAACCACAGCTTACGAGTGCCGATGTTCTTGAATGGCGCAATTCAGGCTTACTCAGTGATGATTTGGCTTTGAAATGGGCGGGGTTCCCTATAAAAACGGACGGTGAATAAATATATACAGAGTCGATTTATCCTCGGTCACAAAAAAAAAACACAGTGTAAAAAAGTACACTGCGTTTCAGGCGATATAATTGAATATGACCTCATAAACATCGATGAACTTGACTATCACGTTGAACTAATAATCAGCCGAACGCGGATAAGCGCGTTTTGGTACGAGAGCGGGTTGGGAGTGGGGGACACTCTTCTAACTGCTTTCTACAGATGGAAATCAGGATTACAATCAGAAAACAATAAAGGTGTTAAATTTTATAAGGGAGAGTGTATGGAATGACGATAATACATCCTTCGGGCACGATGGAAGACACTGACAAATTAATGATAATAGTCAACAAGGCGGAATAATATGACTCTTGAAAACGCAACACTAGCAAATATTTCATTTTCGGATACACAAATCAAAATCAAACGAGGCACAGCCGCAGAATGGACGGCAGCAAATCCCGTCCTCGCAGTAGGCGAACCTGCTTTCGAGACAGATACTGGAATTATGAAAATAGGCGATGGTGTAACAGCATACAATTCTCTGGACTATGTAGGGACTGAATCTTTTTCAGGAAGTGAAATAGACACATTACTGACTACTGTTAACAGTTCTAACATTTCCGCAACACACAAAATAACTCGTTCTGCGACTATTGTTATTGCAGCTTCTGATAGTTCCGCAAAAGGAAAAGCACAGGCTGATTATGTTTGTGATGGGACGGCTGATAATGTAGAAATACAGGCTGCTCTTGATGCATTACCGGCTACAGGTGGAGAAATTCATTTTCTGGATGGTACATTTCAATTAGCTGCCACTGTGGCGAGAGCTATTGATAATGTTACGTTGTCTGGATGTGGAATTAGCACATACATAAAATATGATAATATCACTGCCTGCATTTCAGTCGGTGTACAAGCAGGATGGGAAATAAAAGACATTCGGTTTGATTTTGGCGGGGTTGACATCTCCACTGGAACAAAATGGTCAATTTCAAACATGTGGAGAGATAAACGATACGAACCAATCACACCGGTACTAATAGATAAATGGTCTGCTGATAATGTAGCTCCGGCATCTGCTGGAAATTTTACAGGTGAGTATCTGAACCATCCTCTTATCCAAATATCTGAAAATTTTGAAACGGAGACGTGGACTGACACAGGTACGGGAGCCACCGTCACATATGATACAGATGTGTACATGACAGGGACAAAATCTCTAAAAGTTGTTACAGCAGTTGGCGCAAGATCGATACTTAGATCACCGATCATTGAAACATATTATCAGGATGTGAGTAACACATCGTTTGGGATGTGGGTTCGTTCTCCCGATATATCCAAATTGGGGTCATTTGTACTTTACCTAAAAAATACAATAAGTGTACATGCCGCATCAACGAGATCATTTGTGGCAGCCGCAAACGACGAATGGATATTCATAGTTTTCTCCCACTTCAACATAACAGGGGAATTTAATCCTGCCGCAGTGCGGTATTTTGAGATATATGTCAATACAACTACGGGCAACAGTTCAACGGTGTATATTGATAGTATATATTATTGGAAACGATGCCTTACCCCGAAAGGTGCTATCACATTCACTTTCGACGACGGGGATGAAAGTGTATATGAACTCGCAAAACCAGCATTCGATAAATATAAATATGCTGGCGTTGGGTCACTGGTGCTTAATTCTGCGACTCCTACCCGCGTAGAATACGCAAAAGAATTACAAAACAGTGGGTGGGATATAGTAAACCACAGCTACGATCATGTAGTAGCACACCAATCAGGAGATCCAGAAACACAATATCTATTAATGCAAAAATGGCTTGCAGAAAATGGCTTTAAAAGCGGGTCACGTTTTGCGATCCTGTATGGTGGGTATAATGACGCTGAAATAGTCAGAGCATTGAATAATAATGTATTGATGACCAGATCAACGTCATCGGGCTGGAATTCATTGCCAGCAGCCGGGACATTACTTGTAGCTCAGTATGCCAAAAGCGATGTCACCGTTGCAACGCTTAAAACGTATATTGATGCCGCGGTTGCAAATGGGACGTGGCTGAATCTGATATTTCACTACATTACGACAGGTACACCCGCAAGCGAATACGAATATACGTTATCAGGATTAACGGAACTGATTGAATACTGCAACACAGTCGGAATAGAAGTTATCACCTACTCACAAGCAGTAGACCGCATTCGTTCAACTTCTCAACATTTGACATTATCAGGCACAGGAACAATAACAAACGGAACAACCTCCGTAAATATCAGACATGGATTCCACAAAGCACCAACATCAATTCAAATAACTCCTACGAGTTCTTTGGGTTCGGCTGCTAGTATATGGGTTTCATCGAAAGATACCGGCACAGGTAATCTTTTTACAGTGAGTGTAAATGATAATCCCGGCGCAGATGTAACTTTTGAATGGACTGCGGTATTGTGATAGCATAATGCGGTGGACTAAATAATGCTCTTAGATTCCCCCGAAATCAATGCCATAGAACAGAGGTTCATTTCCCTCTATGATAGGACCCTGAAACGGGGAATCCAGGGCAAACCTGCAACTCTAAAACAAACACTTAAAAAACAGTTCAAAAGTGCAACTTTTAAAATACAACTTGATAAAATACTTAACGATCTCTGTTTATTCACGGTAAAATACACTGATTCGCTAATAAACGAACAATTGACAGCCTCTACACGACCAAAACGGAATAACCTTAGTCTATTTGCATCTAGGGAAGCATTGCCACTCACTGAAGAGGCTGTCCGTCAATCCATTGAATTATCTGAGGTTGTGGCAGAATCAATTATAAGAACTCTCAAAGACGAGGGGATCTATCAGGAAAACCCGCGTGTTCTCGCTCGGAAAATGCTTGATTTATGGGGCGGGGAAAAATACAGGGCTGAAAGGTTCGCCAGGACATTCAGCGCGGACGTGGCGACCTCTACAACATTAGTACGCTACAAACAACAGGGGATTGAAGAATGTCAGTTTTATGCTACGATTGACAGCCGGACGAGTCCACAGTGTAGAATGATGCATGGGACCGTTTTTAAGACCGATTCTCCTGAGCTTGATAGATATAAGTGTCCCTTACATCCACATTGCCGATCTTCCGTCATTCCCGTAACTCCATTTTCTGACATTGACGATTCTTTGAGATACGAAAACCGAAACTTTGAAAAGCCCATTTCTCAGAATTTCAAGCCGCTTAAAGACGAGCTTGATAAGGATTTAGTTAATGGCACTTTTAAAAATATTGATAAATTCAATGATAATTATAGAATTGATAAGTTTATTTTGGATGAAGATCTTGAAAAACGGCTGATGAAATTGGGGGTTGGAATTGAGGGCGAAGTGCCGATGGTTAAGGTTCCGAAGGCGAAGACCCCAAAAACAAAGAAACTGACCAAGGACGAAGCCGGTTTGTTCTGGGATGGACAGGAACAGGCATGGAAAATGAAAATCAATGAAGTATAATACTCTTAAGAGGGTCGATATGTGCATGAACTGTTTTCCCACTCTTGCAGAAATCAAACATGCCCACGAACAATTGAAAAAATCTCAATCATTTGAAATACAAAATATCTGCCGGACATGCGGGTATTTTCAGAAGGATACAGATTTCTGTGATGTTATAGGAGTATGCAGCATTAGCGGGTTAAGTGTTGCGGGGGCTGCGATATGTAGTGTTAATGGGTGGGTTGAAAAAAAAAGAATAATTTAATATCTTCATTCATTTAGTTTCTCCCTCTATAATCCTCCGTATTTCCCTTAATTTTTCTATGTCAAGGCGACTTATATTATAATTTGATAATACCTTAATCAACTCACTTTTCTCAATAACGTCATTTATTTTTTCAGTGTATGGGTATATCACATAATTCCCCATATATGTCCCGTCATTCCATACAGGGTAGTTCCCTTCGAGTCTGAAACCGTCTTTTGATATACTTTTTATCTTTTTAACGACCCAGTTATTATTCTTATATACATTAATAGCGACTTCATCACCGACTTTAAGATTATTTAGCCACCCGTTTCGCTCATCCATTTACTTTTCACACTCCTTCCTCAATCTCCACTCCCTGGTTCCAACCTTCCCTCCCTTCGTCCACTGCCATTCAACTTCATCAGGCATGGATAAGAGGGTTTTAGTTGCAAGTAGATTCTTGCAGCCGACATCTTCGGCGATTTCGCGGGTTTTTTTCCATTCTGAAGAGAGGGCTTTTATGAAGTCCTCTTTTTGGAATTGCTTTTTGAATGCCATTTCACCTATCCTCCTTGTGCACTCTCCCCATTGGATGCCAATAACAATAATCTCCGTGCATATGCTGCCACATATTATCAACGTACCTCCTCTTTTCATCCGTGCCTTCAACTTCGATTTCTTCCCCTTCTATGTAATCGATAGGGATACCATCAGGGACATACTCTCGGATCACTTTCTCATACTCTTCCCTTTCCTGATGACGGGCGTGGGATCTTATGACGCGATCTATACAGTCGAGTGATCTCTGAGCGGTCCAGTCCTCGCATTTCAGGAAAGGAGAATGATTCTCCCCACAAACATTTGAGGGAGGTATGGGAAGCACTATCTCAGCGGATATAATACTGAGATCAGGTATCCTGTTGTCCAGCCGATAGAGAAGTTCTTCTTTCACTGCCTTCTTGATGGCTTCGTGGTTCCGGTACTCTATAGGGAGTTCACCGTCTATCTCTCGCCGGCAATCCTGGCAAACCCCGGCGTAATAACTGGTTTCCCCACAAAACGGGCAGGTATAATATCGACCGTCTCGCCTGTCGGTGGCGATTGGCAGGTTCCCCGCCCATATTGATCTTCTGGACATCCCGTTGAACATCGGTGCAGGGATATGAAAACACGGTCCATGAGCGGGCTGGATTCTCACAAGGGCATAGTAAGGGAATTCGTATTTTGCTTCAAGTGCTTTTTGGATTATTTCAATTTGTTCGGTGGTCATTGTTCTTTCTCCTTTGTCTTAGTCCCGTTTTACTTAGGTCTATACTATAATACGCACAAGTTATATTTATAACTAACGCTAAAACTAAAACTAAATCTAATTAATATTAAACTCAAACTCAAAAATAAGAATATTACCATGAGTAATACGAAAAAACGGCTTAGTATGCTGAAATGATGCAAACCGTAACACTCTATAACCATTTACAATAATATACATGCAATATAATATTTTTAACCTGAAATTTCAGAATAATTTGTCATTTTTTGCCTATGTGTCTGTTTACCCGACTATTCCATATCATATAGGAATATACTTGTTTACACCGAACACCCTACGAGTATTTGCAAAAAAAATATGAGAAACACATAGGCACTTTTTAACCGTGTCGCTAGACACCGGTTTTAAACAGCGAAAAAAAGATATATAATTCTGAGTAAATAAAAGGGAAACTCAGATTGAAACGTATAGCAAAAATTAACTTTTATTTTTTTCGTCCATCCATTGGTTCCACATTTTCATATCATAATAATTCATCACATCATATACCGCACTCTCATCATAATTCAACTGTTCAAAATATTCAAAATCTACGTATTCATTCCCGAAAAACGTAGGATACACCTCGTAACTTATTTCTTTTTGTTTCCAGTCTGTAAACACGTATCTTATTTGTGCGAGCGTGGGTTTATTATTTCGATCAGGAACTAAAACATAATCGCCTTTTTTGAATTTTGGGCGAAGAAAATATTTCACCTTGAATTTATATCTCATGTCATATGTCCAGCCCCAGATTAATATGCTAGATAAAATGACTCCTATTATGGAAAATAAATATATAATTATAATGTAGTCCATTTTTCACCATCCGTTTCTTAATTTCTTAGGAAGTTTCTCTTCTTTCTTGCGTGTTTTCTTCGGCTCTGTAGGCAGTATAATTTCTTCGTCTGGATCGTATTCAATCATCTTCCCTCGGTTCATAAGTCCATTTTTCGTTCAGTTCAGGGTTTTCGCCGGGGCAATGCCAATTTGTCCCTGAACTATTCGAACATGCACAGAGAACATTCAAGATCTGGTTAATCACCCGAAGATCAGATTCTTGATCATGCCTGAGCGTTTGAAGAAAAGCAGCACAGAACATTCCAAATTGTTCTTTGATACTCAGCTCACCTTCATTCATATTTTTAGCCATCAAGAATGTAAGTGCCTTTGTCGGGATCGAATAAGCGTTCTCGTCCTTTCCTTGAGGTACATCTTCATTCAATCCCCAACAATCAATACTGTGTTTGCAGTTGAAACACTGAATTAATTTTTCACGTGGTAGCATTTTCATCCCTTCGTAAACAGCCCACCAAAAGCGAAAATAGTAGACACTATCAATATCCCTGTAATATAAGGGAGTGTGTTTTCTGGAAATGGGCATGTCCATAAACAGATAGCGAGCAGACAATAGATAGCAAAACCGATGTATTTGTTCATATTTTTTACCTCAAACTTATCCAACATTCTCCACCACTATTTTTATTAATTGATTCTTTATACTGTTCCGATTTCTGCAACATTATTGAGTCAATATCTTCCCAAAATGTCTTTCCATTATTTTCATATTGTCTTTTCATACTCATATCCCCCTTCTGATTACTTATTTTCACAATCCGCATCTTTTACTTTTGAGTTCTCTATCCATCCCTCTGTATCAGGATTGCATTTCCTGCGAATGAGGCAGAGTTTACAGATATAATTCATACGCCCCTCGGTTCATAAATCCATTTCTCATTCGCGCCAGGATCATCACCTGGACAACACCACCAATCATCCTTCGAACAAGCATGGGCTTCAAGGACTGCCATAACCTGCTGAGTATACACATCAGAAAGCTCTCTATCGTGTTTCATTGAAGGATTTATCACGTCCATACAAGTTCTAATTGAAGAATATTCAAACTGTTTAAGGCTCCGCCCTCTGAACCTCCACATCCATTTTATGATTGGGAGCAGTTTAATCTTTATTTTGCTCGCTTCTCTCCCATCGTCTCTCAGTTCGTCGAGATGCCAGCATTGAATATTGTGTTTGCAGTTGAAACACTGTTTCAGAAGCGATCTTGAATTCATATTTTCATCTCTTTATATACTCCCCTGCTCTTTGTATATACTCCCCTGCTCTTTGCTTTCCTCTTCTTTTTCCCAGTTCCAAAAGCTGCAATTTGAAGCTTATTTGCATCGTCAATCTGTGCAGTTCGAGTCGCGAACATTATAGAAATATCATCTATTGACATGTGTTTTCCCTCTTTTCTAAAAAAAGTGAGTTGTAAAGAAATCCTTGACAACTACTCACCAAAACCTCATGGTTTCCTTCACTTTCGTATTCCTATATCCAGTCAATGACGCCGTTTTATCATCATAAATAGACATCAGTGTATATTTTTCCCCTTCTTCTACACACGCGATCCAGTCGCCCTGCGTGCAATCCGTATAAACCAACCCTCTGTCAACAGTATTAAAAACGTTACATTCGTGCCCGCTTCGATACACAGTGTTACCGACTTTGCATTTCTTGAAAAAGACGTCAACTACACCACACTCTATTCCGCAGGCTTCTGCGTTATTGTGGACCTGCTCGGCACGATCAACACAGTCGTAATTCTCTTTATCTGCTGCATCGGTTTGATCCGTTTTCAGGAAGTCTATAACTTCCTGATAGGTCGGCTGGGTAGCATCATCGTGATTAATCAGTGTCATGGGGGTTCCATCCGCTTTCATGGAGTATGCTCCATTATACTCTGGTTGGTATGATTCGGTTGCTGCATATGCTGTGCAGCACGACAGGGCAATATAAAACAGTACAAAAAATATTTTTGAGAGTGTTTTCATTAGAAGTTCGTCTTTGATTTCATAGTTTCCCACTTTCATAATGTACCCCTTTTAAGTTGTCAAGTAATCCTTGACATCTTAATTTTATAATCTCCTTACACCAACCATCACCAGGGACGGACTCAAACGAGCTTCAATACCTCCGAGGTATCGAACTTTTGTATGCCATTGCCCATATCGCAGGGCTCTGTAGGAGTTCCCTGATCTTTTTACGATGTGAGATGATACTTTACTCATTTTTCACCTCGGTCTTTCTCCAAAACATTCTATAATTCCAAAGTCCCTAATTATTTGTTATCTTCCGGCTAATTATGCCTCGCACGTCCAATTCAGAAACACCTGGAATCCACACAAGAGCAAGCTGCAAAGCATGCTGTCTATTGTTAGCGTCGATTGTTGCATATCCGGATTCATAATTCCATCTATCGGTATTGTCTGGGATTTTATACCAAATTAAAAACGTTGTCATTTGTTTTCTGTCTCCTTCTTTGTTACAATTATCTTCTTTCCTATTCTCTTAACTTCGACTTCATTAGTAGGCTGTCTTAAAAGAAGCACCTTGAAACCCATTCTAACTGCAATAGTTCCTAATTTGAATAACATCTCATCAGTTGGATTCTGAAAATCATCTATTATGACTAAATCAGTCTTGGATAGATCGGTTTCATCCTTGTAACTATCAATAAGCATATGGCTTACAACGTCAGCAATCGTTTCTTCGTTTTTCCTTTGGTAAAAGACTACTTTCTTTCCATTTATGGTGAAGAGGTCTCCTATTTGAATAGCAAGAGTTGTTTTTCCACTGCCGGTTTGTCCTACAAGTTCATAGATTACGTTTCGTTCATTTGTTATCTGTTCATAGAGTTGTAAAGCTTCCATCTTCATTTCTCCTTTCCATCATCTTTCTTTTTCTCATTCCAGTACGTTGTCTTACAGTTCGGGCACATTTTAGGGTTAGTCATTCTCGATTCCCACTCATGCCCACATTTTTCACATTTGCATTTCCAACGGCGTATTAATTTTTTCATGTATGTGTATCCATGTTGATTCTATTTAACTGTAAGTAAGTTATTAATAGGATATCGTCCTTAATATACTTTACGCATAAGTAACGGTATAAGTAAGGATATTACTATGAAGCTGACGCGACACACAATAATTATATTATTTATTTTTTTATTATTCCCTTGTATAGCTCACGCGGGAACCGTAGAAACAAACGGACAAACATGGACAACAGACGGAACAGCCGATCAGGTAGAAATCAATCAGGCTATCCAAGCAGGGAACCATATTATACTCTCAGGAGATTTCTGCATTGATGAGCCTATCTATGTAGATTCGGGGACCACTCTGGACGGCCAGGGAACCTCAAAAATAACCCTTGACGATAACGTAAACCGAAAATCAGGAGCCTACAAACACTCTGCAACAACTGATTACGCTAATCCCATGATCCCTTTAATCGGGCAGTCCGATACTGAAATAGAAAATATTGAAATTATGGGGATTTCCTTCGATGGAAATTATGATGGAAACCTGGATCTCATCAAAGGGCGGGGCTTTTACAATATTATATTTTTCAAACATGCCGTAAATGTCAGAGTTCACGACAATTATTTCACGAACTCACACGGCGACTCATGCCGGATGTATCGGTGTTCAAATATTCAATATTATAATAATGAAGCTGACCATTTAGGGCATGAGGGGCTTTTCTGTATCGAAAGTCAAAATATAGAAGCCTGGAATAATCGAATCGAAAATTGCATTGATAACTCATTCAGGGTGAATAATTGTGATAATGTCCTGATCCATGACAATTACATAACGTCTATTCAAGGGACTCCGGGATCTGGTCCCGGTATCCAGATACAGCAGGATCTCAAAGGACGGATGCGAGTTGAGGTATGTAATAATTACATTGTCTCAACATGGGGTCCTGGGATCTGGATAGTTGGAACTATTGGCACAAATGAGGAAAACGACATCTACGTGCATGATAATGCATTCTTAGGGACCGGACTAAACGGTATCACATGGGTATCTGGAATAATCTGGTCCTCAATGGACAACGTAAGAGTTGAAAACAACGTTTTTGATTCATGTTACGGTGGGGGGATAACCTCATTTAAGGTTAAGGGACTTTCGACAGCAGGAAGCTCTTTTGAGGTTACAGCTACAAATAATATTTTTACAGACATTCAGAAAAGGAAGAATTCAGGAGCAGGCACAGGCTACGCTTTTGACAATAACCTGGATGAAAATCATAAGATGATCTCGGATTTTAATGTTTTATGGGGGAATGAGGGTAATTTTAAGAATGTTAAACAGGGAGCGAATGATCTTTTTCAAGATCCTAAATTAGACTCTGCTGATACCGGTTGGGAATGGAAAAACGGAGCATGGTATAATGAATTTGTTACGATCACCCCAGGGTCACGGTGGAACCCGTCAGATGATGATACTGGAGAGGTTAAGGATGATGAGGACGCTCCTGTGGATGGGGAGTTTGACTCGATTTTTGATGTATTGTACTATAAAGAATATATGACGCAATATAGCGGGAACTCTACTATTATACTCCCAGAAGGAGCATCCGAAACACCGGCAAAAGTATCAGGGACAATTGAATATTACAAAGTTGGAGATAACTATACAACTTTTGTTAATGTGCCTACTGATGGACTATCTGAGATTCAATACGAAGTGTATGGGGTAAAAACAACACACACGTTGATGATAGGAGAACGTACTGTAAAAGGGGTAGTGTTTACAGAAACCTCAATATGGGAAGGAGAACACCTTCACGAAGTAAATGCTTTAAAACTGCCTGGAATGATCCCTAAAGATGATATTAAAGTAACCTGTGTTACTCCTACGGCAAGGTTTGAACCTGACTTAAAAACGATAACAACAGAATTCAAAATCGTTAAATTCAATCCATTTGTAATAGGATTATTTTGCATTGTAATTATAGCAGGACTGTTTATTAGAACGTCGCTAAAACACCTACTATAATTATCTTTTTTTAATTTTCAATGTTTACACTTAGGCGATATATTTATATACAGTGTAAACATTATATGTTTTAATTAAACTTCGTAAAAGAGGTTAGACTATGCGATATAAACAAATTTTGAATCTAGCTTTAGTTTTAATGCTTTTACTGATAACAACAGTAAATACTACACTCGCAGCAGATGATGACGACGCAATGGATAAAATTTATTCTGACGACAAGGTATTCGGGTATGACAAAAACAAAGACTATGATATAACAGATGAAATAAGCCTTCAGGAAGGTTTTGACAGTGCGTCTGCACTTCCCGGATGGCAGTTACTAGTTTTAGGGCTATTACTGCTGTTTGTACTCGTTGTGATAGTAGTGCCGTCTGTATTTGGGTGGAATATAATAAAAGGCGGTAAGGCAGCCACAAAAGAAAATCCGGTGGAAGCAGCGAGAGGCATAAAAGATACTAAAATGGTAAATAGAGCATATTTTGAAGAAGTTGCAGAAGGAGCATTATTCATAGGGGTCATCTTGTTCGCGGCTTTTATGTTCATGTGAGGTGGGGTTTTGAAAAAAATATATCCGATCCTCATTTTATTTTTTTTAATAACTTTTTTCTGTGTTCCGGTTCATGCAGGTACTGGATCTGTAACAGTTCGTGACAAAGATGGAAAAGACATTACAAAAGATAACTTTGAAGAAGGAGATGACGACGATAAACCACACCCCTCAGATGAGGGCAATGAAGAACCGACAGAAGAAAAAAAGAGGGGTGCAGTAGATCAAGAAGCAAGTATAAAAGGTGCTCAAACGGCATTCCTTAACGCTCTGAATGATTATTCAGAGGGTGTAGTTAATGCGTTTTATGTAGGAGCAGTTGATTTATATGCTACAGATTTGGAGAATGAAGAAAACGGGACAGTCACATATACAATTCATGCCAAAACAGTAGATCCTTATGAACATCCATTATTATTAGTATTCCAAATAATTACATTCTGTTTTTTGATACTCGTCACAATTTTTGTAATACTTGGCTCGATATTACTCCAAGCATTCAATCAGAAATACCCTGAAAAATACGGTGAATGGAGAAGAACATTAAGCGGAGTATATGAGCCATACAATCCTAAAAGAGTACACGCTGTCTGCATTTGGTCAACTTCAAGACCGGTTTATTGGTATTCTGCATTTATTATCTTTATTTTTTTCAGGAATTATATTATAAATACAAATTTACAAACCGCGTCTGGTGTCTTGGGGTCTGCTTTCGATAGCATCATTACAAGAGCCATAACTGGAATCGCAATGTATGTAAGTTCGTTCCAGACATCTGTAGGAGAGTTCGGGATTTACGCTGTAGGAACACTGATATTTGTAGTATGCATGATCACAGATGTTCTTGTTTTGAAAAATAACAAAGAAGTAGCTGAAATAATTGAAAATGTTCTAATGGGCGCGTTTGTGCTGTTCTGTTTTTGTGATATGATTAACATGGGTTTTACATCATTCGGTGTAATCACTGCACAAGCGTTTGAAAACCCGATTTTCATTACAATAGGGATTGTATCAGGAGCATTCATAAACACGGTTGTAATGTTTCTGCTCACTGTATACGTCATACTGAAGGGTAAAAAGCAATTAGGGGTGTAAACATGAGAGAAAATACGTCAGCAAAATATGAACCGCATGTAATGGTTGACATTGTAGACCCAGGGAAAGACGGGTCATCTCCTACGTGGAAACTTTTCTATTCATCAATGTTAGTTATAGAAGTTATCCTTATATTTGCCTTTATTTGGAACGCTTGGCATTCTGTTTCTATCCCAGAAGACTATGAAGGGAAGATCACATTAGATATTATTTTTGCAAACTTGGTTTGGAAAAGAATCTTAAAATGTGTATTTATACTCATTATGTTTTGTGTAATTCCTACAGCCTGGTACACTGTTGCAGGAAGTCAGCGGAAACTCGAATATAACACCGAACACAGCAAATTCAGAATAAGAATCGCAAAAGGAATTGAAAGATTCTCCAAGTATGGATCTGAAAACTCAAATAATGGGCTTGCCGCCAGAATGCTCCGTTATGTCTTAAAGAGATTCCATTTTTTCGCAAATCCAAGAGATGTAATCATTTCATTTACAGGGATTAATCATTTTGACAGAGAGACAGGACTTACAACTGAAAATATAAACGAAAGCACATGGGTACTTGACCACCCGTACAAAGGAGATCATGGATTCAATCTGTTCGCGGTTCCAAAATTAGCAGACACGGATGAAGTTATAGTTGCGAATCTGCTTGAAGCAATCAGTACGCTTGGACCGGATCATCTTGTAAGCACGACCATGATTTCAGGACATAATACCAGCTACATAATGGATGATGTCGAAGAACAATTAAAACTTCCAAATCTAAGTCCGGTTAGGGAAAAGGCTCTGTGGAGTATTTACAACAAATTTAAAAACAGAGTTGGAACTGAAGAACCTCTTTTCATAATTCACATAGGGCTTCCTCCGGCAGTCCACGAACATGAACACATCGAAAACATGAGAAGAGTAAGAGATGAATTCGAACTCACTCTTAACGAAGTAGGTATTGAAACCGTTTTGATAAAAGATCCTGAAGATCTCGCGTATATCATCAATGGAATGTTTACAGGAAATCTAGTAATGGGGAAGGATATAAATGAGTATTAAATCAGCATGGGCAAGGCGAAAGCAGCAGAAGCAAACCGAGAAAATAATTCGAGATCAGTCTTATTCTTTGTTGCAGCAGGAAATAGCATTCCTTTCATGTGTCAACGATCTGAAACCTGTAACTGATGGTCAGGACAACGGTTACTACACATGGATAAATAAGAATACTCTTGCACAGGGGATTCTAGTAGGCAGACAGGATAAATTAAACCCCATTGAAAAAGGGTTCGATAGGAGGTACAAAATAGACACTGTAACAAAAATAATGACAGTTGCGAAGCAGGAAAGAGTGCCTGTCTTGATTGGTCATAAGTTCATAACTATTAAAAGAGAAGTCGAAGGAGCAATGCTGAAAACTACTCAGCAGAAGATTTCCACTGTCAAAGCTCAGGTAATGAATGGAGATGCAACTGCAACCAATATCACGTATAACAAAGTAGCAGAGAAGGAAGTAACTGACCACACCGTAGTTGTATACAATGGGGACGATCACTATTCATGGTATGCAATGCCTGTTATAGTCACAGGCAGAGACAAAGCCACTGTAGATAGGGCTGTATCAAGGATAAGATCTGCACTTTCAAGAGGGGGGGTTAGATGTGAAATTCCACAGTTTGCACAGAAGGCAATTATACAGGCTGTAATGCCAACTAATCAGGTAAAAGCTGAATTCTTGCAGCCGGTTAATAACTGGACAATAATGTCAATGTTGCCAATTAGGAACCCCGACGCGGATTTTCCAAAGCAGGGGCCTATCATCTGTACGAATGCTGAAACCCTCATGCCTATAAAACTCCTGCCTACAAAGCAGAACCCTGAAAATACTATAATAGTAGGTCCACCGGGAGCCGGAAAAACTACAATGTTTTTAACGGTCATTTCTCATGCTCTGGCTCTTGATTATCATGTTAAACTGATCGAACCTAAAAACGAAGATTATGACGGTACGGACTATATTAATTTCTGTAACGAATACGGCGGTGGAGTTTCTAGGTGGGGACCGGATGGAGTTAACCCTGATCCTCTAATTATATTTTATGATAAAACACACATGGGTACTAATCCGGCGTCGTATAGGAAAGCTAAAGACGATTGGTTTGAAGTCGTCCTTAGCATGTTCAGCGCGTGGATCGGGGGATTGAATGAGAGGCAGTCTGGACTTCTCACAATGAGCCTTATTGACCTCTACAAGAGAGCAGGGGTAATAGATGAAGATGGGAACCCGATAAATACTGAGAAGTGGGATGTCCCTGGAGCAATCGCATGGCCTTCAGTCCACGAACTTAGGTTATTCTGGAGAAAAGAATACGCTCATGAAGGAACAGACTATTACAAAGACCCCTCTATTGATGCTCTTATTATGAATACGATGAATGCAGAGCCAGGTGGAACCCTTTGGTGGTGGGCTAACAGTCATGAACATATGCACCTCGGAGAGAAGCTACAGTTGTTTGATATCAGCCAGCTTCCTGACAGATTGAGGAGCGCAATAAGCATTCAGATTATGGGGGCTTGCAATACACTTTATTTCCCGAAACCGGCAGACGGCACAGAAAGAGTAAAAACACTCCTGATCTTCGATGAAGTCAAAAACCTGTCAAGAACACCTGAACTTATACCTTACATGGAACGTAGCTTAACGGAAGGCCGAGCACCTGGAATTACTGCAATGTTTGGGATGCAGCACCCTCTTAAAGATAAGAGTTTCATGGAAACGATAAAGGCTAACTGTAAAAACCTCTTTATTCTTGATAATTTAGATGAAATGAACATTGATATATATCTTGAAACTTTCAAAATTGATGAGAAATACAGAACCGGTCTTATGAGAAAAGGATCAGGTCATGGACATTATTTCAGAAATAGATTAGGTACAAAGTTCATAGTAGAAGTTGATGAAATGCCAGGAAAGGCAGTATTTGAAAGTGAAAGAGGGCAGTTCCCACGAGATCAAAAAGCTACAACTGATGTTGCTTTTGAGGTTGAAGATGCAGTTAGAGAGATATATGAAGACAATGGGTTCTTTGTAGATAGCTGGATCAAAGGATTCGATGGGAAACACAGAAATTACCCAGGTTTTACAGATTATAGGGTTCAAGATCCTCTGTCTACAGGAAGGATCTATGCGTCAATTCTAACAGATAAGATAAAATTCGCAGAAGGAGAAACGGTAGAGGGAGATAAGAAACAGGACAAAATAGGAGTTGAAGGATATAAACACTATTCAACTGCTTGTATACTGGCAGGCTGGATCAATAATCATAAACTTCCAATGGCGAACATAAACCATAACAATAAATGGGATATCGAAAGCGGAAACCTGCTTTGCATCGAAATTGAAAGTTCAACAAATCACACCGTAGATAAATTAAATGAAAAGTTAAAAGCAGCAAGAGGCGCAGGTTTCAAACACATAATTTTCACCGGGACGGGTGCCGAATGCAGAGAGATGAAGAACGCAGAAGGGTCGCTAATAGGTGAATATGTGTACCCATACGGGTCTTCTTTATTAAAGAAACTTGAAGAAATTGCAGACGAATATAGGGAAGAAACGCCAAACCAACACAATGAAAATCTAGTTGGTTTTTCAGTGGTTCCAGATGGATTGGAGGCTTAATATGCCTCTAATTAGATTTTTAGCCCAAAACCAACAACTAGCAAAACTGGCAGCTTTCGACCGGCTATTTTCCCAAATGAAGGCTTGTTGTGCCTCCGTTTCCACTCGTTACTTCGTTCCACTCAGTATTATTCACAGAATACGCTCCTCATATCCTTCGGAATACGTCGCTATATCTGTTCATAATCCCTCGTTTCATTACGTTTTTTGCAGAGTATGACGCAGAAATTTAGGGGAAATTTTGAAAAATCCAAAAAAAATAATAAGTTTTAGAGAAAAATAATTAAAAATAGAATATTCAAAATAATATAAAAATATAAGTAACTATAAATATATTGTTTACACACATCTTACTGGAGAATATAATAATGTCCGACTTTGCCAAGTTCCCCAATTCATATACTGCTATCATATTAAATCAAGAATCATGGAATGAAGTATTACGGAGAGAAGGAAAGGACGCTGGAGCCCCTTACATAGTTCCAGAACACGGTGTAATAAGTATAAGGTTTCCTGAAGAATATAGAGGAAAAGAAGCAATGGTAAGGGTTTTTGTAGAGGTGAAATAAATGTCTGTAAACATTACAAAGTATATACTGGATATTCCACAGGTAAAACAGCTAATAATAGCTATAATGTTAATATTTTTTGCGTTCAGTGCGGGGTATGGAGTAAATGAGGTGAGTACAACTGAAAATACATATGACGTTTTTTCAAATAAGGCAGAAAACGAAGTAAAACCTATGATGGATCATGCGGTAAAATACCCAACTGAAGGAACTTTAAGGAACGCAAATAATGTACTCGCGGTAATAGAATGGAGTTGGATAAACCAAAATGAAGGAGAGAACAAAGAATTATTTTCTGAGTACGTGGACGCCTGCCAGCTTGTTATTGATGAAATGCAGGCAGGAAACGAGCCAGACACCACCGAAATGAACAGGCTCTACACGTCCCTAACCGACTAATTTTTTTCCACTTCTTTGTTAACACTGTTAACATAATATTCAAAAAATAAAATCACATCTGCAATTCTTCCTCACACTCCTCGCAGATGTGATACACTTTCCCCTCTCCGCGCTCGGATGGATAAGAGTGGCAGGGTTTGTTTTGCCCGCATTTCCAGCAGGTTTTAATATTAGAGGGCATTAATTATACCCCCCATATATACATATTCATTAATATGCATATTAGCAGAGTTAGTGTGAAAAATATCAGTATTGTTAGTACCCTTCCTATAGGGTCATTGTTCGCATACCTGTTGAATTCTTTAAGGGTTTTAGGGGTCATTTTCAATATTTTCTGTACCATTGTCTTTTCCTCCTTCTTATTAGGGCCTTATGCCCTTACTACAAGATACGATATGCCTTAAAAGTATATATACTTTTAGGGTATTATTGTAAATGAAATATAATAGTAACAATCTCATTATAAACCCCCACAGACGGCATCACACCGCGAGGGGTAAATGTAACAGTCCAAACTTCATCAGATGGGCTGATGATAATCTCGTCTGCCTTCTCTTTCTTTCCTCGGATTACAATTCCGTTTTTCCCTGAAAATGAAGCTGCTTGAAGTTGTCCGACGTTGTTGGGGGTTTTGTATTCGAGAGTATCATTTTCTGAGATAGGTATTTTTATTGGCCCTATTCTATCGGGCCATTTCCTAGCGGACGGCGGTCTGTTAGGTGGCATTAATTATACCCCCCATATATACATTTCCATTAATATGTATATTGTCAGAGTTAGTGTTAAAAAAACCAGCCATGTTAGTACCCATTCTAGGTTTTTAGAGGTCATTTAAATCAGCTCCTTTGCGATTATGATTCTCTGCTCGTTGGTGATTTCTTCGATGTTCGTACCAAACCTGTTGAGTATAATCCTGTCGATTACATTGACGTATTTCCCTTTTTTGAAGTTCCTCTTTGCACTGTCTATAGTTCCCCATCCGAGTGCGTCAATTGCGCTGTTCATCTTTGCGATGTCTATTTCAAAAGTTTGTCCGTCTATTTCGATTGTTACAGTCTCGCTCATCTTTAGTTTCCTCCTTCTTACTAGGGCCTTATGCCCTTACTACAATATACTATACGCCTTAAAAGTATATAAACTTTTAGGGCATTATTGTAAATGAAATATAAAAATATATGAGATAAAAATATTAAATAAAAAGAAAAAAAGAGAATCAAGAGAATTAAACAGAACCCTTTTGAAGTTCCCCTATCTCCTTCTCAATATCCTCTAAGCGTCCCTCGCATTCTTCTATACACTGTCTAAGCTTCATGGCTTCGAGTCTGAGTTCTGAGATAGGAGAACCGTCCCTGAGCTTGTTTATTTCGCTTTTAAAAAACTCAGAGATGTCTAAGTTCTGTTCTTTGAGAAAGTCGAGATCTGATTGATCAACGTCTATTTGGATGTCTATGTATTCTGGTTTGTTGTTTTCCATGTTAGGCTCCTTGTTTTATTGTTTTATTTGGTGTCGTGAATTAAAACAATCAATAATACCCAATTGGAATGTAGTCTTCTAATGATTCCAGATAGAAGTCCTTGCATAAAACAGACTCAAGCGAAGCGGAAGAAACATTTAACTGTACTGTCCTCCCTCCCTTGCCTCTTTTTGTAGGAGTATCTTTTATAATATCCATCGTTGCAAATTCCCTCAACTTATTTGAAATAGTTGACCTTGCTTGTGGTTTTTCTTCGATCAACTCACATAATTTATTATAAAGAGAAGTGACCTTCACTGAGTCAGTGCTTATCCTGTTCCCGTCTATAAGCTTTGCAGCAGCGAGCAGGACGAGTTTATCATGAAGTGGGAAATCTTCAACTATAGACAAGATCCCATCTTCATCGAATATCTCACACGCTTTCCCGATGTGCCCAGGCTCAACCTTTGAAAACCCATTGTTTTCAGCGAAAGTCGCAGCAGCTTTTAACAAATCGATGGCTTTCCTTGCATCTCCGTGTACTTCTGCGGAGATCTTCGCACATACAGAAACGGTTTCGTCTTCAATTGCGCCCTCGTAAAATGCAAGTTTAACACGGTCACATAAAATCATCCTGATGTCTTCCGCGTTATATGGATTAAAACGAACTTCTTTAAAAGACATTGAAGACTTTGTTCTGCTATCCAGGCTTTCAATGTAGCTTAGTTTATTTGAGATTCCGACAGTTGTTATAAAGTGCCTGACTGGGAGAAGTTTAGATTCGCCTGCACGCGATAGCATATACAAAACATCGTTTTGTTTTAGTTGGTCTATCTCGTCAAGGATTACGACTAATGAGATGTCTCGTTCCCTTATGAGATCCCACAGAGCAGCGTAGTAATAATCAAGAGAAAAACCCTTTCTAGGAATCCTGGTAAGTGGGTCTATCTGAGAAATGATCTCGTATATGACAGCGTTAGAGTTCCTGTGTGCCTTGCATGAAAGATAGACACATAGTAACTGATGATCCAATATTTTACGCTCTTTCAGCATCTCCAACAGTTTGACCATAAAGAAGCGAGTTGTAACGGTTTTGCCTGATCCTGATTTACCTTCAATTACACAATTCTCAGGATAACCATGTGACCCAAGTGCGCTAAACATCTCAACGAGTTTATTCACTTCTTCATTTCTTCCTATCAGGGCAGGAGGCAGATAATCAAGAGACAGCACATAAGTATCTTTTAAGATCGTGTGCTTATTGATTTTGAACATCTGTTCATAGCTTGATATCGGTTCATCTGACATAGTAAGTAATTGTTTTTGAAAGTATTTAAACCTTTTTTTATATTAATCTGCTACTTAAAACAATACTGAAATTCAATTTTGTATGTTTTGCACTGATCTATAAATTAGGCGTAATACATTGTTTAGAGAGAGACACTAGACGAAACAATAAAACAATTCTTTTCTATTCGGCGGGTTTTGCAAACTCTCTAACATTAACTATATATACAATAAACTCTATATGTTACACACGGCTTTTTTTATTATTATAAGTTACAGGCTTATCTTTTTAGAGGAATCTTAATTCTTTTGTTCTTTTGTTTTCAATGGTGTCTCACTCTAAACAATACGTTCTCTCTTGTCTATCCTGGGTACTAAATGAATTAATCCTGAGAAAGTATTATCTTAAAAACTGGTTCCCCTTCCAGGTTTCCTTAAGAAATGCAATATATGTATATATATACTAAAAAACAGAGAATAACGTTTTTCAAAAAAAGAGGAAATTAAATCCTACTAATAATATCCACACAAAATATTAAAATCTGAACTATACCCACACATACAATGCACATTCCAGCCATGAAAAAAAGATACCGGAGAACGTTTTTAAAGAGATCATCAGTTATCTCCTCTTGCATTATCTCAGTCCTCTATATCCAAGGCGAACACCTTTAAAAAACTTGTGTTTCAGTCTTCTTTTTGTTGATTTTGTGATTTTCATAGTTTCTGCCTCTTTCTCCTGTTTCTTGGTACTACTCCAAAACGAGAGGGCAGTTTTACCCTTCTTACCATCGTTCAAGCCTCCTGCTTCTCTTCTTCCTCTCTCCTGGCTTCCATCATCTCATGCAGACACTTCCCACACCAGATCCCACCGTATAATTCGAGGGATCTATCTGCTGAAAATTCCCCCATTCCGCGCCCACAATTAGAGCAGGAATATGTTTCTTCGGGCATGATTGATAGAGTCATTGAGTATCCCTCACAAAATAAGCATGTCTGAACACTCCGTATCTGACATCTTTGATTCTCCCCTCTTTTTCGAGTCTAGCAACTGCCAGGCATGAGATATCAACCGTATATTGTTTAAACGCACATGTGATGTCTATCAGATCATATTTTCCGTTGTTCTCTTTTATCAGGTTGAACACGTCTTCTTTAATCTGTTCTATTTTGGCAAGCCGCTCTTTTTCGATCACGGACTTAACAATGGCTTCTAGTTCTTCTGTCATTGTTTTATTCCTCATTTGAGCTTGTGCATTTTAAAAATTTCATCATAATACTTTGCTGCCTGTTCGGGTGTATAGCCCTCATTTGTTTCAATCACATAGATAAGCCCGCAAAGGTCCTTAATCGCTGAAGTTATGCTTATTATCTGGTCCGTCTTATTCATTGTTTTATTCCTCCTCGTCCCAGGTTAAAAGAACATCTCTGATTGAGTCCTCTTCAGTTACTATACTCGATTCTTGATCTTTTTTATCCATTGTGTTTTCACCTTGTTTCCTTCGCGCATTTCCAGCGCAAGTCGTCTATTCCGTATTTTCTGCAAACAGTATCAATTTCGTTCTCTGTCATTGATTCGATGACTTCCATTACATTCCATCTGTTTCCATCCATATCTGTTAATGTATAGAGTTCATATTTTTGTACCATTATTTTCACCTCGATTCCTTAGCGCATTCCCGCGCTTTTCTGATACTTAGTATAGGACTTTTAAGTATATAAATGTTTACTTTTAGTTTACTATCAGTTTACTAACAGTAAACTATATAAGTGATGAATGCGTAAATAGGATACATGGCAGAATTAACAGAAGTCATTAAAACCAGCAAGCCTGTCAAAACAGACCTAGAAGACATCAAAGAAAAATACGAACATTCTTCTTTAGATTCTGTAATCAGAAACACACTTGAAAAAAATAAGAGGTTGGAATTAGAAAACAAGATACTTAAACAGGATTTACAGAAATGCAAGAAAGAGAACCGAGAAATGAAAGTAGAGTTAAAAGGACTTAAAGTAGTCAAGCAGGAGGACTAAAACAATGGTAAACGAACTCATTAAACAGGCAGTCAGAGAAGCGAGCAAAGAATACAAAGATATTCCAGATTTTGAGGAGAGGGTAGAGGAACACGCTGAGAAAGTAGAGGAGTTTATGAAATTAGTATACAGAGGAGACCTTATAAACAAACTGTAAAAAATATTGCTGAAGAGCTTAAAAAAAGAGGATGTAAAGAAGTTAAAATTCACGATATACGAGAGGAATAACCAATGAACAGAGCAACTAAACTAAAAACCACCCTCCTGTCACTCCCCGAAGAAAAACTTCTCAGCCTGGCTATCGAGATGAACTGTGCGACAAGTAGGGGAGTTTTTACAGTAATGGAAGAAGTTGTTAATGAGGCGAGATGATGAGAATCTTTGAGATTGTCAAGACACTTTTAGGCTCGGAAACTAAAGAGAAGCCTAAGCAGATCATAGGCTGTTACTCTCCTAACTTCGTTTATTACTGTAAACTTGATTCGGGGGATTTTTGTGGTTTGCAGTGTGATTCTGAACACGGTGAATTTATTTACTCAGGAAAGGAGGACTAAAACAATGTCACTATATAACATGTACTATCCATGTTCATGTGGAACCCGTAAAATAATAACCGTCGATGGAAACACGGCGGTAACTGCCGATACATGGGCGCAAGAATGCCCGAATTGCGGGAAGACTGTTAAGCTTGATACTGTTTCGTCTGCTATTAAGACTGTTTAAGGAGTATAAAACATGACCTGGGAAAACGAAAACACCTATAATCCATCATGCCCGGATTTCGACACTTACGAGGGACAATGTAAGAAGTATGGGATAGCTTGCAGAAAAGAGAACTGCCCGAAGGAGACAGAAAACAAATGAAACTTTCGATTATTCAATCTGAAGAATACCCACGGCATGAACTCGAAGTGCGTACATGGTTTGCAGAAAAAAACGGGTTCGCTCACTTACAAAAAAGTGAAATAATGCTTATAGATGAAACTGAGAAAGCTTATAGGATCGCATTTGTGAAAGGCGGCGAGTCATGGATACCGAAGAGTCTATGCAAGATTATCAAGAGAGAAGAGACATCTTTAGGAATGTTTGAATGAAGGAGGATGGAAATGGATCTATCTGAATTAAATCGGTGGTGGGAGAACTACTCAGTAGAAGTCCTCTACTACGAAAAGAAAATAGAAGAGTACAAAACCGTCTTAAACGTGCTGAATGAAGAAATGGCATTTCTCAGGGGGGGCGCTGCAAAGGAAGGATATGTCTACAATGAAAAGCTTGGGCGGTGGGTGAATAAATGAGAGTTTTAGCGGTAAAACCAAAATATGCCCATAACATTATAGATGGTAAAAAAACAATAGAAGTACGAAGTAGAGAGACACGAATCCGAGAAAGAATTGCTATCTACGCAACAAGCCCAGAACAAAAAATAATAGGCACAGTTGAGATTGTTGCATCTTCTCGCTGCAATGATGATATTGAATATGAAATATACAAAAATGAACATTTAGCACCATCAGAGTATTATAAAGAGGGGAAAACATGTTTCTGGCATTTGAGAAGACATCTTAAATTTGAGACACCTATCTCTTACAAACCACCAAAAGGCGCGGTTGTGTGGTCGAATTTTGAACTTCCAGAGGGCGAATGAACGGAAAACAGCACGAAACCCTTAACCTCATTGCTCTATTTCCTACTCTTTTTTTACTCGGTTACTATCACGCTGCTTTAACATTCTCAATTCTTTTTGTTTTAAAATGGATCTGGAATACCTACTATGTAACCCCTGACGTAGACACCCATTCAAGAGCAACAAAAAGATTAGGCTTGATAGGCTTGATTATAAACAAACTCTTCGGGCATCGTAAGACCTTGCATAATCCATTTTTCTGGATAGTTCTCTTTGGAATTGAATATTATTTCTTAGGTGCTTGGGTGTTGGGTGGAGTGTTTCCGGTGGCTTCTCATTTGGTCACGGATAAGCTTTAATTCACGCCATCAAGGGGATTGCATTGGGCTTGTATAGTTCGTTGAATGTAGAGGCTTAGAATTAGTTCGATTTTGTACAGTTATTAACTTTTGATTAATTTCTCTTTTTTCATATTCAGAATATTATACAGTTAATATTATAACTGTTAACAGCGTTAACAATTATAAATGACTATTTCTATTCAAGGTCTTGCATTTCCCCTCAATGAAAAAAACCTTAATGAGTGGGGAGTACACGAATCCGAAGCAGAGAACGCTATCAAAACCCTCAAAGCCTCTGTTATCCGGGTATGCCCGCGAGACTCTCCTCATGGTTGCGATTTTGCCGAAGACCCCAAAGCGGAAATTGGCAGAGTCACGGACGCATGGAAAGAGGGTAATGCTATTTTTGCGCGTGCTTCAATTACCGATTCCACAGCCGAACAGAAAATCACTGATGGAACCTGGGAACCTACATGGTCAGTCTATCTGAAAGCCGCAGAGCTTAACGATGGGTGGGCTTCCGGCATTGAAGCGCGTTCTTTAACTCTTGTAAAAAATCCCGCTTGGAATCAGGCCTCATGGAGTATTGCAGCTTCAGACGGCGAAAAGCCTCTCCTGAGAACTATTTCTAAATTCACGATTATAACAGCCTCACAAAATACACAAGGTGGTCATATGCCAACCGATGAAATTGAAACTCTAAAAAAAGAACTTGCCGAAAAGGAAGCCACTATTCAGGAACTCACTCCTAAAGTGGCATCGATAAGCACTCTGGAAAAGCAGGTAGAAGAACTGACAGCCAGCAAAACTACTCTTGAAAAAGAATTGAGCGAGAAAGTATCATTGATAGCATCTTTTGAAAAAGAAAAAGCGGGGAGTGTCCCGATGGAAACCGTAAAAACTCTCATTGCCTCTGCAATTGCAGACCATGACGCTGAAAAAGCCAAGGAAACCGAAAGGGAAACAGCATTCAAGGCTTTTGCAAGTGCCCGCGAGGAAGTCGGACTTGAAACAAAGCAGGAAGATTTCAAAACGCTTTCCGCTTCTGACCTCTCAAAACTCGCTGAAGAGTTTTCAGGTGTGAAGCTTTCCGCAGGTGCTCAGTATCCTGCAACACCAACCGGGACAAATACGGCATGTACGGGCGCATATAACGCCAAAACAGGAGCGTGGGAGTAATGTCAAATCTTGGACTCAGGAAACCAACAAACAAAATTGTAGCTGCCGGAAAACCCCTTGTCATGGAGCTTAACGTCGAGACAGCCACGAATGTTTATCCAGGCCGTCTTGTGAAAAAAGGAACGAATGATAATGATATTGTCGTTTGTGGCGCAGGAGAAAACTGTATCGGGTGGGCTGGCTATGAACAGGTAACAAACGCCGGTTACATGCCGACGGACGTGGACACCATCTATGCAGCAGGGGCACAGGCTCCGGTTTTGTATGGTGGCGGTTTTGTTGTTGTCGCTACTCTCGCAGATAATCAAACAATTGCGAAGGGTGACCGGCTTGTCGCTGCCGCAAACGGCGAGGTAACAGAAGCTATCGCTGCTGCATGTACTTCCGGGGCGGCAGCCGCGACGGCGGTAGTTTCCACAACTCCAACCATAACCGGTTCTGTTGGTATAGGTGGAATCGTTGTTGGAATAGCACTGGAATCCGTAACCACAAACGGCGCAACTTCTGACCTGATGGTCCTGAGCCTGATCTAAGGAGGAAACACAATGACAAATGCACTTGCAACTTTTTCCAAAAAGGTAGAATCACAGCTTGTAGACCCTCTTAGGCAGGTCAATATAGGGCGCAAACTCGTTTATGTTACTCCTGCGCAGGGATTCGGAATTTCCAGCGTAGACTGGGGAAAAATAACCGAAATGTCCGAAGGGTATGTCTCCTACGGGTTCACAGATGGAAACGAGGACATAATTGATGTCACTTTGGCAAATTCCAAAGTCCCCGTCTACTGGAAAGATTACAAAGTCCCCCGTAGGATGTACGAATCTTGGAAAGTAAACGGTACGGATATAGACTCAGCAGCCGCACTTTCCGCAGGATATAGACAGGTATCCGCAGAAGACCTTGCTATTATACAGGGCGTAAGCAACGACGGTACAAACTACGACATCAACGGATTGTATCAGGGCGCAGGGAACGATTGCAACACATCCCTTGACTTTGGAACATGGGGAAATGCCATAAAAGCCGTAGCCGGAGGAAAGACCTTGATGGCCGCCGATGGAGTCCCCGCTTACAATATGCCCCTAAACATGGTCCTCCCTGCAACTCAATACGGCGAACTTGAAGCAAGCGTCCACAGCACTTCAGGCGCGCTTGAACTCCCTATCGTTGAACAGATGCTAAATGGTGGGAAAGTGTATGCTGTCCCTGAAACTGTCCTCCCTGCTACAGACGGGCTTCTCCTGCCAACACCCTCAGCCGGAAGACCATACTTTGACTTTTATTTGACTCAGAACTACACTGTAGAACATGGTTTCAATAGTGAGCACCCGGACACCGGAGATCTGACCGGCAGGGTTTACAGTGCAGGAATTCTGAGAATCAAACACGATGTAGCAATTTGCAGACTGAGCGGGATATAATGACAAAAGAAGGAACGGTTAAGGTTCAGGTGAAGGTTTCTCACCTTGCTATTGACCTTATCCCAGGAAAGCCGGAAATCTACAAAAAAGGACAGGTTTTTGAATGCCCGGAAGAACGGGCTAAGAAACTAGGAAACTCTGTGAAGATAGTTTAAGGTGTCTCGATGGCTCTGTGTTCGGTTGCTGATGTCCGGGCTTTCGCTTCTCCAGCAAGCGTTTCAGATGCGGATATTACGGCAATTATCGCGTTGGTATCTGATGAGATTGCAGCAAAATCAGGAGGTAGCGCAAGCTCGACGGATACTAATCTAAAATTTGCCGGGATACATGCATCTGTCGCAGCAGTACTAAAAAAGGCGAGAAGTAATGGAGAATTAGCCTCCTCCGTGAGTTCTGGAAACTATTCTCAATCAAACACAGGACTGATAAGCGAAATCAAAGAACACGAGGATGCAGCAGACGTTTACATTAGGAAATATCTGTATGTGTCTATGTCCTCCTTCGCTATCCCCTACGGGCGAGTAGGCAGAGGAACAGTGAACGCGGAGCTTGAATAATAATGCATGAAGATGAAGGCTTAACAGCCACTACCCCCGGACAACTCACCCCGGACACCCCATATATAGAATTCTCAATGTCCGGGGGAATTCCATTTTTTGATATTTCCGAAACTGGACGGTGATTCTACGGCGGTAGGGCAGTCCCCGGCTTATGTTTTACGGGGAGAATGTGAAAAAAACCGAGAAACTACTAAGTGTGACCTAAAAGAGTTAATAATTCAGGAGCGAGAGGACCGGAAAGAGGGCGAAAAAGAATTGAAAACTGAAATCAGCAAAGGACTTGAAGAAGTTCAAAATGAATTAGGTTCTGTTAGGACCGCACTTCTGGGCCTTGCAGGGTCGATAACTATCGCAATTATTGTTGCAATTTTAGAGTTTGTTTTAGGAAAGTTTTAGAAATGTATTTTCCAGCATCAGTAACCATAGCAAGAAAAGTATCTAAAAATGCTCATCATGTTGTTAGCTATGGGACTCCTGCCACACTTACCTGTAAATATCAGGAAGTCAGCCAGAAAATAATCAATAATAATAATCAAGAAGTTGTAGCCTCTGCCTGGCTCATGTTTCCGGCTGGTACTTCAATCGGATACGACGATAAAATAACACTTCCGTCCGGGGCTACTCCGTTCATAGCCTCTATAGCAACGATTCGGGACCACATGAACCGAGCCGTTTGTGTTGAAGTCTATCTCTCCAAATCAGGAGGGGGATTATAATGCCGGGGTCTACCGCTTGTCTTGCGAAACTCGCATTAACTCAGGCACACTTTGAAAAATTGGGCAGGCAGGGTATCAAGGACTGGTCGAATGAAGTTCTTAGAGAGTCCCAAATGAAATATTGTCCTGTCGATACCGGGGCTCTTAGGCGATCAGGGCGCGCCTTTGTGATGAAAAATACAATTACAGAATTTTATATGAGAATTTCCTATGTTATGAACTATGCGGCTGCCGTTCACGAAATCCCAATGAGTCATAACGTTGGGAGCATGAAATATTTAGCAACTCCTTTTAATCTAATGTCCTACAAACTTCTCAAAAAACTAGAGTCTGAAATGAAGGGTGCATTATGAGCCTTCCGGCATGGCTTGACGATATCGGGAGTTACTTGCAAACGTCAGGTATCGGCACTCTAGGAACTGATATTTTTTATCATGGTTTTGATGCTCTTACACCTAACTGCATAGCTCTGTTCGATCAGGCAGGACAACAGGCAGACGGAGACCTACACAAGCCTATGCTTGGCGTTCTTGTTCGGAATTCGGCAGATACTACCGCCGAATCGAAAGCAAGAGCAATTTATACTTTACTTAATTTAAAAGTTAATACTGTAATTGGGAGCACTCATATTAAACGGATTGAAGCCGTGGCTGCTCCCTTTTTTGTTTCAAACTCTGCAAATAATCTCTTTATCTATTCAATTAATTTTGAAGTTCACATAAACGGAGCCTAAAAAAATGACGGACCATATTGACACACTAGGAACAATTGTAACAATAGATGGGACTACCATACACGGTATCGACCTCGACACTATCCCGATCCCTGACGGGGACACGGGTGACAAAAACACTTCGACTCTTGATTCAGGGACTACAATGGATAAGGGTCTTGGGATGTTTGACCCCGGAAGCGCTGAAATTACCGGGATAAAAGTATCGGGAGATACCGGACAGGCTGCATTAGTCGCGGCTTACGGAGACAGGGTTCTGCACACGTTTCAGGTCAAGGTAGTCGATGCAGGGGAAGTATACGAATATCAGGGTTATGTCACAAAATTTAATCCCGGAAGCGCGGACAACACTTACAAATTCTCGTCAAAGATTCTTGCATCTGGGGCTTTCAGCTTGACCACAACTTACGCGGGCATTACCTCAATAGAGGGAGCCGGGGCCGGGATTGCTTATTCCCCTGCAACTGCAAATACAGAACTTCCTTCAACTGCAAATGATGTCATTTTCAAAGAGGCAACAGGGATAACCACTGATACCGTAAAAGTGACAGCCGCTTTAGCCAGCTATATCGGGATATCTTACAATAATGGATCAACCTGGACGACCCTCACTAGTGGGACCGCAACCGCCGTGCCTGAAGCAAACTGGCCAGCCGCTGGAAAACTTACGAAAGCTCTTATTAAAGTTAAGGAAACGGGCAAAGCAACCAGGTTTGTTAATCTGTTTATCGCAAGGGCTTAAGGTGTTTTTGTGGTTGGGCGAGAAGTTGAGATTATCCCAGGTCACGAACTCCTTTTCACATGGAGGGGAAAAAGGAAACTGTTTGAGCTTGTCGGGGCTCAAACTGAAAATCAGTTCGCTATCAAAATGGGAGAGCTTGCCAAAACGGATAAGCTAGATGATGAACTTTTTGGAAAAATGTACTGTATAGGTCTGAACTGGAAGAGGGGCGGGCCTGTAATTTCACAGGAAGAAACCGAGGACATTATAGAAGAATTCTGCCAGATAAACGGATACGGAAGCAATGAAGTAAGAGATAAGTTAATTGACGCTTTCTGTGAGTCTGGAATTTATGACAAGTCAGTTATCCAGGCAAGCAGAAAACTCCGTGAACAAATGACAGAAGATAAAGTCATTGAACTTTCAAAAATGGACAAAGGGGGGTCTGATACGGGGGAAGCTGGGCAGACCTCGACATTGACCTCTTAATTGACAGAGTTCAAAGACTACTATATCAACTGTGTAATATTACTCCTAATGATTTTTGGGATTTCACGCAAGCAGAAACGGCACAGATGATTGAGGTTAAGATTCAAGATCGAGAAGCACAGGATAAAATAGAGTATATCCGGCGGGCAGATTTGAAAAGCACAATTATGAACACTTCATTAGGCCCGTACCTGAAAAAGGGTGAAAAGTTCCCCTATACACTCTATAATTTTGTTGACAAAGAATATATCCCTCATCCTCCTAAACATGAATATTCCCCCGAAGAACAAGCAAAACGTGTATCCGAGGCAGGGCGGGCACTTGCTCAGAAATGTGAACAGCATAAAAGAAGATAAAGGCGGCTAAAAATGGGACTGATAGGAGAAGTTTTTGCAGATGCCGGGCTACATGTCGATAAAGCCTCTTTTGCTCAATATGCCTCGATGCTGAAGCAGACAGAGGGGCAAATCGGGGATATGTCCTCTGTGATGCAGGCCGGGATGGTAACTGCATTTACTGTTCCTGCCGCCGCCGTTGCCGGGATAGCTGCATATGGGACAACCATAGCCGCTTCTTATGAGGATGCAAACCTCACTCTCAAAACCTTATATGGAAGTCAAGAAGCTGCACAGCAAAAATTTCAATGGTTACAGCAATTCGCCGCCACCACCCCCTTTGAATTTCCCGAACTTTTGGAAGCAGCAACCCGTCTAAAAGCCTACGGTATGGACGTGGAGCAATACGGGAGGACTCTCGGAGATACAGCCGCCGGCATGGGAAAGCCCATAATGGCAGTTGTGGAAGCGATAGCAGACGCTCAACAAGGCGAATTCGAAAGAATGAAAGAGTTTGGTATCAAAGCCGTTGAAATTACTAAGAAAAATTATGAATCGTTAGGGGCTTCAATCCAGGATGCCGGACGGACAGCTCTAACTTACATGGATGCAAACGGGAAACAGCAGATCGCCGTAGTCGATAGAAATAATAAAGAAATGGTAACTAGCACTATCGCGGCTATCTGGAATGAAAAGTACGCAGGAGCAATGGAGGAGAGATCGAAGTCATTTAACGGCATGATCTCAGCTATCAAAGATAACCTGAAAGCCGGCCTTGCTGATATGGCAGGGTTTGACATGCAGACCGCGACAATTGAGGGCGGGAGTCTGTTAGGAGTCCTTAAGGATCTTGCGGGCGTTGCTCTTGTTGTTACGGGCGCATTTGCGGGGATGTCTGAACCCATGCAGACATTTGTTTTAGTCGCTGCTCTCGGTGGTGCTGCTGCTCTTGCTCTTGGTGCGGGGTTCGTGGCAGCAAGTGCGGCGGGAATAACTACTACTGCTGTAATGGGCGCGTTAGGGATTGCCGTTAATACTGTTCTCTGGCCCGCGACTCTCATAGTAGGTGCATTGGCTCTTGTGGCTGCTGGACTTGTTTATCTTGATGAAAAAACAGGGGCGGTAACGTACTCATGGAATTTGATGAAGGACATCTTCACAATTGTTGCGTCTGGAATCATGAACGCTGCCTCGATCCTCTGGAATTACATTGTCCAAGCAATGGATGGTATCAAGACAGCTATAGCTGATATGTTCCCGCCTGGATTTCTGGAAGGTGTCGGAAACGTTGTAAACGGGGTAATATCCCAATTCACAAACATGGGTAGCAATATTCATACCCAGGCCGAAGGAATCAGGCAGGATAATACTAACATTGGAACATCAGCAACTTCCGCAGGGAGTCAAGTAACCGGAGCCACCGGAGAGATGATTGCGGGGTATTCAGGGGCAGGTGCGTCTGTTCTTGGTATGAGTTCCACAACCCACACGGCGACGGGCCAAATGATTTCGGATTTTAATACCACGGGCGGAGCCGCAGATTTAATGGGTGGAGATATCGCCGGAACTGTCGCACCCGTGAACACTTTATCAGGGACGGTGAAAGGAGCAACCGGGGCAAATCAGACGTATGCAGCATCATTTATAAATGTCTCAAATCAGGCGAACGCCGCCGCTTCTGCTGCAATTTCAGCCGCTAATAGGATCGGAGCCGCAATAAAAACTAACATAAATCAGGTTGGAGAACTTGAAGCACTCGCGGGAAAATGGAACACAAGGGCAGCATTAGGCATTACGTCTTCGGGTGGATCAGGAACTGGAGAAGGAAATGTAAAAATCAAAACTCCTGCAAACATGTTAACGGCATCAGAAACGGCAACACGCAAAGCGAATAACACAGTCTATAATAATAACATCACGAATAAAAATACAATCAACAACAACGGCGATAAACTGTCAACGTCAAAAGCGAAAGCGGCGGGGGTTTAAATGGCTACAAAAATAATTGCGAGAGATGGAACCGGAGATTATAACTGTGATGGAACAGATGACAGCACACAAATCCAGCAGGCTCTTGATTATGCACATTCAAACGCGGGTACTACTCTCTACTTCAAAGCAGGAACTTATCAGATAGACACTCCTCTCACTATTCATTCAAGTACGACAATTATAGGAGAAGTAAGTTCAACCGGTGCTCTTCTTGCTAAATTGCAGCTTAAGGCTAATTGCAATTGGCCGAATTATCCCCTCTCTGCAGCTTCCATTTTTGTGGGCGGGGCTGTCTCAACTGTTGACATATCTTATATTGAAATTGACGGAAATTCCGCAAATCAATCTTATATAGCAACGTTGGAGTCTTCCAGATGGGGCAAATCATACCACAATCATTTTTATTTTATAAATTCTAGTCACATAAATATCCATGATTGTTACCTGCATCACGGACTGAATGACGGGTTAAGGGCTATTCATTGTGATTATGTTTACTTTTATAATAACACATGTTACCTCTTAGGACACGAAGCATTTTTCATAGACGGGAACGGATACGCTGACGGATGCGATACAGCAGCAGCACATCACAACACGATTACAATCCGGGCAGATGGGGCACTCAGGGCTGATGATGCTCTACATGTCAAATTTTATGAAAATATAATCACCGCCTCTCCTTCAGGAAATCCCGGCATTCAGATCGGCGACCATATGGGGGTAGTCGATGACGTAGAGATATATAACAACAGCATTACAGGGACCATCGGGCCGGGAATCTGGCTGAATGATCTTGCGACAGCTACAAATCAAAATGATAAACATGTCTGGATACACCACAATGATATAATAGGGTGCGGGCTACACACCGGAATAGATTATACTTGTGGGATTCTTTTACGTGGTTACAACGGGACAATAATAGAATATAACAACATAGCCAACTCTCGAAACGCCGGGGTACTTGTTAGGAGCGCGTCAACAGGTACGGAATTTAATGTTTATATTCGTAATAATATAATTTCTGATACTGTCCCTCACACAACAATTTCAAATATCTGGTCTGGCTACGGAGCGGTAAATCTATACCCCACGAATTATAATCTCGTTCTCGAAAATAATACAATGTCGGGGAACTCTTCCGGTAATTTTTACGGGTGTACCGGGACACTCTCAACAGGAACGAGCACAGGAGACACAACAACCCCGGCGCGTGTGGTCCCCTCTATTCGGTTGGTAGACGAAGAGGACAGGACGACTACTTATATTGCAGGGTGGAGTTCATACGTTAACGGCTATCCAATAAAAGTAAAAGAGTATAGAGTCGACACAGATCAGTCGATCTCAACAGACAAACCCCCTGGTTTCGATGGGAATGTGTATGGCGACTTTGGGGCAGACGGAGCAAACATAAGCCTGAAGTGTTTTGGATATGGAAAAGAGGATGTAAGAGGAGCACTCGCAGCATGGAAACAAAGGGGCAGGGTATACTTAGAGCTTGGAGGGTATAATCCAGGCTGGCAGGTTAGCGGGATTGTCAGAGCTCACACTTCAAGAATTTCAAAGGATTCCTGGCAGGATATGGCGGCTGAGTACGATCCGTACAGTTATGAAATTAATATGTATTGTGACGAGCCGTATGAGTCCTCTATTCAGGGGCATGTTCGAGCCCGAACACTGACATATTCCGGGGAACAATTTTCTGAGGATAACACTTTTGCGGGAAACCTTGTAAAAAATGCGTCATTCGAGAACTGGACGGCGCAGGGAACATCTACAATTACTTTTGCAACTGAGGACACGACAGGCTTAGACGATGCCTATAAAACAGTATGCTATTCCCCGGAACTTGGTCTTTTTGCTGCTGCCGGGCCTAACGGGATAGCCACAAGCTCAGGTGATGGAACCTGGACTCTACAAACAACCCCTTCGGGTAGCTGGTTCGATATTTGTTGGAGTCCAGACCGGGGTCTTTTCGTAGCTGTTGCTCAATCAGGCGTGAATCAAATAGCATATTCAGCAGATGGGAAAACCTGGACCGCCGCAACCTGCCCGGCTGTCATGGGCTGGCGTTCTGTTTGTTGGTCTCCTGAATTAGAACTCTTTGTTGCTGTTGCGTACTCTGGAACCGGCAACAGAGTAATGTATTCGGAAACAGGCATTGACGGCTGGACTCAGTGCGCTTCAGCAGATGATTCTAGTGCATGGGCTTCAGTTTGTTGGTCCCCTGAGTTAGAACTGTTTTGTGCTGTTGCATATTCCGGCACAGCCAGGATAATGACATCCGAAACAGGCATAGACGGCTGGACGGCTGCAACTGCTCCCGAAGCTAATTCATGGTATTCAGTTTGTTGGTCTTCAAAATTGGGAATGTTTGCGGCTGTCGCAACGACAGGAACAAACCGGATAATGACCTCCACAACAGGAACCGGAACCTGGTCGAGTGCGGCGGCTCCCGTTGCTAATTTGTGGAATGCGGTAACGTGGGCTCCCGAACTTGAATTGTTTATTGCTTGCAGTTATGGAGGGTCACAAAACTGTATAATGACCTCTGCAACGGGTACAGGAACATGGACCTCAAGAGCTACACCGGCAGGAGCAGATAATAACTGGACTTCTGTGTGTTGGGCGGGTGAAGCTGATACTATTATGGTAGTGGGTTCGTCTGGAACTGCAAACAGGATAATGAGCGCGTCCGGGTTCAGCAATGTAACCCTAGATAGCTGGACTGTTGTAAATCCAGGTCAGAGCAGGTCTGACACGGAATATGTTGAGGGTGTCTATTCGCTGAAGATAGTTGGTGATTCAGTTGAGGAATTCCCCGGATTAATGACTCAGCCGATTTTATTCGATTCAGAGATCACTTATATCATTTCTGGGCGCGGGTATGTTCCAAGCAATCAGACAGGTTCCCTGAAAGTCGATATATATTCAGACTCTACGGTTATTAAAGAAATCGAATTTGTCCCTGATGATAGCGGTTTTGTCTATGTAACGACAACTATTAATTTTGAGGTTGCCCCCCTCGATACTCTTATCAGGGTGTACGGGGCCGGGACTCCAAACAGCGAGCCCATGTATTTGGATCTCGTTGCAGTCCAAAGACAATCAGATTATGAAATTTCAACATCGGGAAATTCAATATTGACAACAGGGACAGTCGAGACAGTACCAGATGTTTCAGTCGAAGCCCAGGGGGTCTTAAGCAGTGCAAGCGGGGAAACTAGCGAAACTGTTTCTACTCCTGTTACAATTACAGATACATATTATGTATACAGTTCGTTGATAAATTACAAGTATGAGCTAGAAACCACAAAAACGATAGCAGCGAAGACGGGAGTAAAAATAAGAGTTGATAAAGTCGCTCTAAAAGCAGGTGTCGAGAGTTCAGGAACTACCTGTTATTCCAAAGTGGAGGTATTTTTCGCGGGAACCCTGGCAGGAACTTATTATTTTACTTCCACAAGTTATCCCACAAACAATTATACAAATAAATCAGCATCCCCCAACCTGACAAGTGCAGAAGGGCAAGCGGTAACGATAAAATACTGGATTAAGTCGAGCTCCACAAGCAAACACGCATACATTAGAAATATTTCTTATACGTATTCTGAGGTTTCCAGTACTACAACTGTAGCCCAAACGACAGCCGGAATATCAATTCACAATACCTCTGACCCCTTAACAATCCTTAGACTCTGCAATAAAATATATCCTGGTATAAAAATATCAGTAAATGCAGACGGGACAGGCAGTATAAAGTTTTTAGAAAACTTTTCAGATGCAACTTATCAAAGTGTTGTAACAAGTAGATCAGGAGATACTTATTCTTCAACTCTCAAACGGGTATCTTTGACAGGCTCCTTAGTATGGGAATTCGACAGCCTGAACCCAATTACAGGCATCCCCCATGTTGTAATGTACGTCAATTCAGGAGTTCCAAAACTCGAAATTTCAACCGATAATAATACCTGGTACGCTTGCGATAGCAACACCCTGACCTCATATACTGATTCCCAAATAGCCCAGGAACTTGATAATGCTGCAAATCTGAGATTGTACGGGAAAACCAAATTTTATCTGAGAGTTTCACCGGCTTCAGGGACTCTCGTTATAAGCTCGCTGTATATGTTTTCATACTTAATTACAATTGACTCCGAGCATCCGGTCATAAACCCAACCGGGGCGGCTGAAACGTTTGAAATTACCATGACTAATGATATCCCTTGCAAAATAACGATGAAGTACCATGATAAACACTGGACGGTATAATCATGCTGTGGTTTTTCAAGCCCCGTGTTATCGTGCAAAAACCCACAGGAGAGCGGTATTATCCTAAACTTGTTAATGCTTCGACTCTGGAAAGTTACCGGTATAGTGATCCGGCACATGCCGAAATCGAGGTAATCACAAACCGGAGCCCGTATACATCAGATTATATAAATCCACTCGAAGCTGACGATATTGTCAGGCTCCAAGTATCCTGTCGGATGTCTCCCAAAGAAAAATACGTCTACGTTGATCTGTTTGAGGGAAGGATAGAGACTATTTCAGCAGATTACAATACAAAAAATAATACTACGTTGTCATGTAAGGGGCATATAAACGCAGCTACAAAACATCTCATTGAAGAGACAAAAACGTGGACCGGGACAGTAGAAGCAAGAGCTATCCTGAGCTATTTTGTGAAGGATACTGCAAGCCCGAAACCTACCCGGCTTACATGGTCAAACGCTGCTCCATATGTGGACCAGACAGGGACAATTAATTTCACGGATTCAACTTCAGCTTATGCCACAAAAGCAGATCAAACTTATCTGTCAAGTATCTTTGAAGACATGGAAAAACAAGCTGGATATGATTGGAAAATCGGAACGAAGGCAGTATATACTTCAGGGGGATTGTTAGATAAGGTTTACCTAACTTGGAAACTCCTTGATACTGTAGCCACAGACAAGTACAAAGCGATTCAAGGGACGGCGAGGTATCTTTCAAGTACCTTCAATGTTTCTATCGAAGATCAAGCAACTCAATATAAAGTCAAAGGCGACACTACAAGCGGGGGAACACAGTACACAGGAACTTATATAGATTATACAGCCGCCGCCGCGTATGGTCGAAAAACAGACGTAGACGTTTTTACACAGTTACAATCTAACGCGACTTGTGCGGGAATTGCTGCCGGTGTTGGTCCCTCTAGGATAGATGCTGTGATTTCGGGCACAATAAAACTTATAGGCACTCCTGAAGCTCGCCCCGGCGATATGGTAACAGTGAAAGCGAAAAGTACCGAGCTTAACGGGGCTGAGATTTCAGGAGATTTCACGGTTTTCAGGGTCCGGCACAATATTACGCCGAATTCTTACACTACCGAGATTCAGGTCGGGAAAGTCGTAGTTGATGCTTACGACTTAATAAGAAATATAAAGAAGACGGCAACCGTATCGAAGTGTAATCAGGTGAAATGATGGGTATAGAACAATTAGATTTTTTGGATGAATCGGCTGATACAATGATCAGCTTGCTCGATGCTGACCAAAAAGAAGAAGCAAAGGCACTTATTCAGCAGTTGAGAGGGTTGATTACTGAGGAAAAAAAGAAAGTTTTTGGTGAGGGCAACACACGTTATTATTATCTGTGTTCTGGGTGTTCTCTCGCTTGCCGCTCGGATTTTAAATTTATCCCGAAGGCTCAATATCTTAAATATTGCAGACTCGACGGGAAAGACGGAGCGAATTTTCAGCAGGTAGATATTAGGGTTGAGAGTTAATTATTCATCCACTCATCCACCTATTAACCTCTTCAGCCCCACGAATATATTTAAACTTACCACATAATTTAATTTCCACGTCTGCGCCTAATGTCGTGCCGTCCCATAGCTTATAGTTTATAATTTTGCCTTCATAAATCCATGTGTAAATATCTGCAATTTTCACAGTATATTCATGGATTTCATTATCTGAATGTGAGGCGGTGTCTATAATTCGTTGTCCCTCGTCTTCTAAAACTGTGTTATAGCTCAGTGTTGCTGTTTCTGTGCGCATGTGGGGAACCGGGATTCCATCGTCCTGAACTCCTGCTATTTCAATCCCGTCCACATACACTTTTATTTTGCCGTAGGGGTCAATTGGATCAACTAACATTTTATTATTCCTCCAAAATACATTTCTTCAACGTCTGAAGATGTTCAATACATATTGAGAAATTAGGCGTCGATTCGAGTCTGAGGATATCATTTATTATCCCGGTGGATTCCGCTCTTGTGAGCGTTATTTTAATTTGTCGTTCGATTTTCATTTTTTTATCTCCATTTCTACAATTTCCATCTTTCCTTACTTTCCCCATAAAATAAAATGATTCAATATTCCCACATACCCCGTTTTTTCCTTGCATGAGTCCAGGCTGCCGCCAGTGGATACATGCCCCACATGACCCCATTGAACCCTCTTAATCGTCTGTTTCGTCGTCTGGCTCTGTGAATGTTGAATCCTCGCGATCGTACATATGCGGGCAGTCTAGGCAACTGTCCCACAGGCATAAACCAGTATATGAGAGGTTATCAGTTTCGGAGGACATTATTTAAGCCCCCCCATTTGCATAATTCACATATTTCTCAATCATTTTGTTCAGGACGTTTTCATTTTTAATTTTCCCTGATCTGATCTTATCCCCCAATTCATCTTTTATCATGGTCTCGTATCTCTCGACCTTTACATTGAGAGTCATTTCAAAGAGGTGGTCATACAAAGCTTTTCTTTTTTGCATTTCGGCAATGTCTGTAAGTTGTAAGGATGCGATCTCTTCTAAAGGAAGAGGGTATCCGGTGATTAGTACATCATGGGCTTTCCAGTCTGCTCTGAATGGGTCTATATCTGTTTCTTGTGGGTCTTCTATTCTGTATTCACAATCAAGAGAAATCCAACTCCCAAGAGGGCGAAGGAGAGAAGCATACCTATATTCCACGTGGGGTATAGTTTCACACGATGGGGTCATGCGATCCATTCCCCCCCAAGAATAATAATTTCGGATTTAGTAGGGATATACATGGCATTTTCCTCGAAAGGCTCATCGTCCCCGCCGTCAACTGTCATTTTATAGACATCCTGAAGGCATCCGAGATCGGTTCTTGCGTCCTTATCAAAGATATTGTCGTGCCATCTTCTTACTTTCCCGTAGAAAGTACAGTTTTTTACATCCGCGTTTCTCTTCTGAACCCACGCTTTCGCGATTGGTTCGCTTGGTGCTACAACTTGGATTTGTATTTCTGTCATGTTTGTGGCTCCTTTGAACTTTTATCAGTACATAGTATTATCGCCAATACTATTTATACTTTATGGCGATCAATGAAGAATTAAGTAAATTGTATCAGTGTCTTCCATCTCTTTAAAAAATCTTTTATTAACTGCAAGGCGGGATTCGGATTTATTACTCGCGGAAATATCTTGATAATTAAATGTTTTCCTGCTCCTGATGTCGCTTTCCTCGAATTCTGCGGTTCCGTCACATATTAGAGGATACTGTTTTTTTACAATGAGTGCGTCTATTTGAGTCTCTGGTGTGATTTTGTTAACGATGCCACCGGCGGGAAGTCTGCCCTCTTTTATTTTTGAGGGGGCGATATCTGAGGGAGAGAGAACTATACAGTTTTTAATATTATCAAATATTATTTTCGATGTGATAAAATCCACTCCTAAAAAGAGGAATTATTCTTCCTCTTCTGCTTCTTCCTTGAGTTCTTCCTGAATCTCTCTCAGTTCTGATTCGACATCTACATCTATGAGTTTGTATTCTGCCCCGTCGCCATAAGTCACGATTTCAACTGCAAGACTCATCACACCGTCATTGTTTAGGTCGGCTGTGAGTATATCTATTCCCTCTGCTTCGAGATCACTTTTTAGCTGTCCCATCCCTCCGTATTCATATGAGTCCCGCAGACTGAAAAAGTAAGTTAGGTCATGTTTAGGAACATTGGCGCCTTCGAGAAGCTGCTGGAGTTCCCAGAACAGTTCCCTTGCTTCGTCCGTGAATTCCCCTTTCCTGTTTGAGCCATTCCACACCGCCTCAAAGCCATCTCCGATATTCTGAAGAAGTGGCTGAACTTCCTCCTTGAAAAACTCAGGGAACTGCTCGAAGTCGGTATCTTCTGGAAGGCTGAATTCTGAAGCAAGCCCATGCCAGACTTCTCCGGCTGTGCTGTTTGTCCTCATCTGAGTTTCAACGTTTGCGGTTTTCTCTTCCCAGTTCACATACAGGATTATATCGCATATGCTCTGATTCTGTTGCATTGGGTCAGCTTCCCAGAATTCGGCTTTTTCCCATTCTTCAGCGTTCTCATTCTTCAGTGCAAAATCAGTGTTTTCGGTTGTCATTGTTCTTTTCCTCCTATCATCAGGGCTTTATTTTACCACCCTAGTACATACTCTATTATATCGCCAATGTTATTTATACTTTATGGCGATAACTCGATAATAAATAAATTACTTTCATATGTGAAAATTTATATACATCGTCAAATAATTAACAGTGATAAAAACATTAAGGAGCCATCCAATGCAAATAAAAGTAATATCAGGAAGGGACGAGATCCCTCTATTATTGCCAAATGAAAAAATTATCCATATCGGATTTAGACCTTCAAACGCTGATATATATAGTGTCTGTGAATCCTGCCCGAAGATTGAAGCCATTCAAGTCCCGCCGTCGTATTTCGTCAGCATTTCAAAATCTATTCAAATATTTCTCAGAATGCAGAAAATACAACTGTTAGAGGGAGATGTAGGAGGGCACAGGAAAGATCTGCATCCGTACTATGTGGTCCCTGGGTACATCATTGAAAAAATCAAAGAACTTAAAGAAGACGGAACAAAACCGGACGACATTGTGAAATATGTTTCGCGGCTGCATAGAATGAGTGAACCCCTGGCGGCTTATGTTGTGCAGTCCGTCAAAATCTAAATTCCTTTACTCTTTAAATTCTTTTTTTTAAATACTTAAACTGATATATTAATTATAGAATGTTGCACATATTAGAATATAACATGGAGTTATAATATGGCAACGTTAACACTATACCCCGGCACTTTTAAACAGTCAACTTTTGATAAAGTCGGTGACGGTTTTCAGTATGATTCGATCCACTTAAAACCGGGAGCCTATACCGCATCTCTCCCCTATAAATTAAATTCGGGGACCACAATTACAGCGGACACCGGAGCAATAATTACCCTGATTCCGAATGCTTCAGAATCTCTTTTTCCCTCGATGCGGCCAATCTTCGGACAGGTTAAAAATACTATCCAAGATATTGATATTTCAGGTTTGACAATTGATGGGAACAGTGGCCGGCAGACAGTGCCATCTGGGAAGGGTTTTCATAATGCGTTTTGGTTTCAACGTTCTGAAAATATTAACATTCACGATTTGACAGTCCAAAACTCGCAAGGGGACGGGCTAAGAATCACCGACGGGAAAAACATTACATTCGCAAGAAATAAAGTTCTCAGGTGCGGGCATGATGCTGTGTACTGCGACGGAGCGGATACAGTAGACGTATTTAATAATTATGTAGAGTTGCGGGTTAATTCAGGTTGCCGACTCAGGCATACTAAAAACGGGCACGTTTATAATAATTATATAATTAATAAAAACGGTGGGGCAGCCTCTTCACCTGGGATGCAGATCGAAGTTTCAACGGCGGGAATGTCCTCCAAAAATATCCTGATAGAAAATAATGAAATAAGAGGGACTTGGGGGCCTGGTATTTGGGTTATTGGGCTTGCGAATTCTAATATTTCAGCAGCTACCGGGCTGACAATAAGAAATAATCTATTTTACGATTGCGGCAACATGGACGGGTCTTACCACCACATACCGGGAGTGGGCGGCATTGTTGCGGATGGTTGGGATAAGTTAGATGTCTCTTATAATACTTTTGATAAGTGCCTCGGTTACGGGGTTTCGTTGGGGCCCTATGTTTCCGCGACTCCTGCGGGGAAAGGGTACAGTGCGAAGATCTACAGAAACATTATAACGAATACTCAGAAGTCGAATGAAGTCGGGACGGCATCAGGGGCGGCGGTTGCTAATCTTGTACCTGAGAGATATACATCTGTCGAAGTATATGAGAATTGCACTTCCGGGAACGTAAGAGATTATTACGGGGTTACTCCTGCCAAGGAGATCCGTATAGATCCACTCTACGCCGGGGAGGGAGACTATCATCTGAAATCTACAGCAGGGCGGTATTCAGGCTCTCAGTTGGTTATGGACGATGTTATGAGCCCGTGTATATTCCCTGAATACGAGCTAGGCATGTATGGAGGGACTTCTGAAGCATCCCGGTATACTGCTCTACCTGTCGAACCGGAGCCCGTACAAACTGTTTATGTTGTGATTCCCTGCGAGAGTGAGGAAAGCGCGAAACAAACTGCTGACGGGCATGAGGGTGCGTTTATAATCTATAGAAAATGAGGTTTCCATGAATCCGGTGTGCGGGTTTTGCGGGCATTATCAGCCGGATTCAGATTTTCCTTTTTTATTTGGAGAGTGCGAGATAAAAGGGCGGTATGTTGCGTTTTATTCAATTTGCGATTTGGGAAAATGGGTTGAAAAAAACCAATGAATAATATATTTTTAATCACATTTTCTATGCATAACTATATATATTATGCATACCAATCGTATAGTATGTCAAGGCCCAAAAAGCAAATCCCTTTAAAAGATGTAAAAATAAAAGGGCTGAAAACACTTATTAAAGAAGGTAAAACACAAGAACAGATAGCGGATTATTATAGAAAACATGACATAAATGTAGATCAGGCAACAATAAGCCGGAGAATATCAGAAATAGAAAAGGTGACTGAAGATGATGATACACGGTAAAAAAGAAAACCCCAAATGTGAGAAAGTAGCAAAACTATATCTCAGACGGGGAATTCACAAGAAAATAAGACATCACAATTAAGATAATAATCCCGTCTGCCTCCTCCTCAGACGGGTCATAATGTCGTTTTTGCGGGTTCAAGTCCCGTGAACGGCTGAAGGTGATATAAAAAGAAGGAACCACGATAAGAAGAACAGACCGGGAAACACGAAATCAAAATCTATCTTTGAGGAACACCCCTGCTTTTAAGCCGGCAGGGGCCTAAATGTCCATGTAGTATCATAACAACGGGTTAAAATCCCGGCATGGGCTTATAACTTTTCTTTTCAGCAGGTGTCAAAAAATGTCGGAGCCAAAAAAAGTATCGTTAGACCTGCGGTATGATGTCCCCCAAGACATTGGATTTCAAACCGATGGGAAAACAAAAAAAAGGTTCTTCGAGAGTAAAGACATTCCGCTAATTCTCGAATGTCTGTCTGAAAAAATGAAAGCAATGCATGAACCTGAAGAAGACATTATTTTTAAGGTGTTTATATTTGGGATAATGCCGGGGTCGCTGCTTGCTATAATGACATATAATCTATCATTTTGGGATGATGTAGAAAGTTTGACTTATACATATCCTGGCAGTATGCCGGAAGTTATTTTTTCAAAAATAAGAGATTAAGAAAGTTCACGGAGCCAAACAATGTCAGAAGAAAATAGTTATGAGGATCGATTATTAATTGCTTTTGAATCGAATGCAACGTATCTTCAGAGTATCGCGGAATCGCTTAAGATTCTTGCTGAAAAGCCCCCTGTCGCGGTAACTCTTGAAATTACCGAAGACATTCTGACCGAGATGCAAGCACGGGAGATGCTGAGATGAGCACTCAGAAGAAGGACCTCTGCCGGTTATGTGGGGTTGAAATCATGGTCAATGATGGGGAAATTAGACCGCTCTGCCCGGCATGTAGACAGATTGAGAAGATCAGAGGGGGAAACCGGGCATGAGCGTAGAATCTCAAAAAATGGATATCCTTCTTAGCATGAAAAAGAAGGGCTACAATCTCAAAGATACTGAAGACCCCGCCGTTAAGTCGATGGATCTCGGTAATGGTTATTCCCTGCTCGCGAGTGTTAAAAGAGAGTGGCTTATCAGTTTCAATGATGGGGTGCAGACAACAGAATATCAGATTGACTCTGTGAAAGTGCCATTCACAAACTCGAAAGATGCTAACAAACTTTATAAAGAGTACGGTGCTGCTCTGAAAGCGGCTCTTGATGGGATCGAAGAATACCACGATGAAGCCACAGAGAAGCCCGTAGAAGTCCCTCCTGAAGTACCTGAAGCACTCGTGAGTCCTGAAGTTGAAGACGTTCAGAAAGCCTCAGAAGAAGCCGATAAGCTTGCAAAGCTTGAAGCGATAATGGACGGAGAAGCAGAACCGGAAACAAAGCCTGTAACAAGAGTACAGAAGACAGTAAGACATGAGAAGCCAGCCCAGAGGATGCCCGCCGTAATCCCTGTTAGTATGCGAGATATCCAGATAAAGGAACTCAGCATAGACGACATCAAACAGTATATATGTCCTGCTGCAACAGATCAGGAAGCTTTTATGTTCTTGAAGCTGTGCCAGGCACGCCAGCTTAACCCGTTCCTGAATGAGGCGTATCTAATAAAATACGGGGATAAAGCCACAATGACCGTAGGGAAAGAAGCGTTTATGAGGCGTGCTGAAGCTCACCCTCAGTTTGATGGATACGAGGCCGGGATAATCATTCAGAACGCAGACAAGACACTCGAAAGGCGGGAAGGCACTTTCATTTTGAAAAATGAAGTACTTGTCGGAGGATGGGCTAAGATCTACCGGAAAGACAGGAGACAGCCGTTTGTTTCAGAAGTAGCACTTCACGAATATAATACGGGTAAGTCTCTCTGGGTTTCAAAACCTGCAACAATGATAAGGAAAGTAGCAATTGTTCAGGGGAAGCGGGAGGCGTTCCCGTCTGAGTTTTCGGGGATGTATGATTCTGCCGAAATGGGGATTGATAACCCGGAGACGATAATAGATGCACGGTATCAGGCAGTAGATATTCAGGAAGTGACGAACAGTGTCTGATACCTCAGCAGCAATTCAAAAATTTCAAGCTCTTTTAGAAAAATGCATAGAAGTAAGAGATCAAGCTCTGAATCCTGAAAATACCCTGTTTAGATTGCCTCTTGGTGAAAAAGGTAAGGAAGCGGCACAGGGAGAAAGGGAAATACTCACTGATATTTTGTATCAGTTCAATTTAATTTTTGGGGTGGAGTGATGCCACCTCATATAATCACAGCACACTCAATAAAAGAAGCGAAATATAAATCAGTTGACACTATTCTCACACGTGGGAAGTATGGAAAAGACCAACGGAACGAAAAAGTAAAACACGTTGAAAATTTGCTAACATGGATCAGATGTGAAGACTGTGAGCTTTCAGAAGATCCGCTTACCGCGAGGCAACAGATAGCTTTTGCAGATGATTTGATTAATTGGGTTCCGACTGAACACGATTATACATATGGAACGGAAGCAAGAGAAGAAGACTCATTAGAAAAGACTATCCAACTTCTGAAAGAACATCCTGAGACTAGGCGGGCTGTTATCCCTCTATTCAAACCTCGGCACGTTGGAAAAGAAAACATTCCTTGCATGGTTACTCTATGCCTATATATGGACGACGACGAGCTTAACCTTACTGTTTTTGGGAGATCAAATGAGGAAGTGATAGCCATGCAGAGCGATCTATACGGGCTATCAAGGCTTGTTGTGTGGATGGCTGAAAGGATAGGCTGTGATGTTGGGTATATCCTGCTCCACATTGTAAATGCTCATGTGAGGATTAATTCAGAAGCAGACACAATAAAAAAGATTCTGGAAGAGTGGTATTAAATGGCTCGCATAGATTATTCACAGGTTTCACCCTGTCAGGAACCAGATCATAAAAAAAGATGGGACACTCTAACGCGAGTATTCGAGCCAGCCCGCATGAGAGACATTGAGAGAACATCTGAGAAGTGGATAGACGCAAGACACCTAAATGGTACTCGTCGCTTCCGGGATGGCTCTAAAGCTCTCGTAGGAAAGCGGATAAGTTCAGGGCGGTGGTGTGTGATTGTTGTCAAGGAGGTTTTATGGCGTGCCTCTTAAAAAAACAATAGAAGAGTACATAGAAGAAATTAAGGACATCCACGATGCCCTGAAAGAATACCCAGATAACAAAACCCTCTTAAGGAAAAGATACAACCGGCTAAGCTCATTCGCTGACCTCGTTGAAATCACTACATTTCAATCCCCTGAAGAAAAACACCCCTGGTTGAGTGAAGAGCTAGGGCACAATGTCAGGCCAATGCTCACAAAAAAACAAATAAAAATAGAGCAAACAGCAGACTATCAAGCATACTACCAAGGGCCTGGTTTTGCGGGCTGGTTCCCGTTCTTAGTTGAAAGAAAAGCTGAAGACTTATATAGTACACTTTCAAATGAAGAATCTAGATCTCGTTTTTATGACGAGATATCGAGATTTAAAGCAGATGAGCGATTTTCTGAAATGTACCTCATAGCTGAATGTTCTTATGAGGATTTTTTAAAATATGTGCCTCGGTTCAGTGGGCGAGATGAAAACGGAAGACCGAAACGTAATAAAAATCATATCAGTGTTTCAGTTCAGACACGAGAGGCTACTATAGCGGGGTTGTATATCCGAGGATGTAGTGTCATATTCGCGGGGTCGAGGAGCAGGGCCATCAAGATGTATAAGGATCTGCTCAGGCAGTGGATATTAAAGAATTATGATGTGATGTTGGGGCTCAATGTTGAGCCTTATAACGACTTGAAACATCTGCAAGAAAAAAAGGCAAGATTGGAAGCCGAATTAAAAGCGGTCTGCGGGGCTCTTGGTGCGTCAGCATGATAGTAAAAAAGGGAAGAAAATGTATTATAGGGGTGCGTTGTTCTGAATGTATCTTAACCCTATAACAATATATATAATTTAACATATTCAAAAAAGTTTATATACTGTTGAAGAGTATCGTAACATGTCCTAGAATCTACCCCGATAAAAGGACTTTTCAAACCTCCTTATAAAAACGACAACCCTTTTTCTCTTCCACATAAAAAACGAGTCAGATAGGCAGGAAACGGCTAAAGTTCAGTCGGAGCCACCCTTTGAAAACATGCCGCTTCCTGTTACTCCTATTTTGCAAGATTTTACACCTGCAAGTGATAATTACCCTCTCCCTCTTATAAATATGTTTGGTAGGATAATATATACATATGAAACTAACATTACTATTTTTTCGCGTCTTATAATAATCCTTTCAAACTCGATTTTTGATAATTAGGTTGATAAAGTCTTTTTATCTGTTGCAACTATATAACCTCCAAAATGTATTTATAATAATTATTTCTTGCAGGTTCACTCTCATAAATCAGAAAGCTATAGAAGAGGGGGGCGGGAAAAAGAGGAAGTGGAGGTTTTGGTGAGTTGCGGCACTTTGTAGATTAGTCTTTCACTCAGACTTTCACAACTTTCACAAATTGTCCAATGTTTTTTTGAAACTCGTAACACACCATTTCTTGATTCAAGAACCCGCCTACGATATGGTCGTTTAGTTGTAGTGCATAATCCCTCATCCCTAGATAATCCACATGCAATGTAACATCAATATCTTCAGCTTTCATTTTTACCTCTAATTATTATAATAACATCCTTATCAGCATTTTCTTTCATGCATGACGTAGGGATATACCCACGAGCATTAGTATACGAGCTAATAACTTTATCACATTTTGAAACTTTTAGGAAATATTCTTGATTTTGAGGGAATATTTCACGCTTATTCATTCCATCAAATACGTTATTTCCTATTTTTGCGTTAAATACTCCGCTTCCAAACTCAAAGAATGAACTTGAATTGAGGTCTACATCACTACATATTTCAAGCATGTCACCTTTATTCTCTTTATAAAAGAAACAATCGTGGAGGTAGACGCGCATAAGTCCTTTTGCTTTTATTGAATCTTCGCCTAAGAAGATATTAGCGTTTGAGATTTCTAAAGATGTATTTTTAATGTCTTCAATCAGGAAATTTATTATATCATCCTGAGATACAATTGTAATAAATTCAGTCCATTCATACGGAACTTTCTCGATTTCTCCTTTTCTGATAGTTCCGTCTTCGTTTGTATCGATGATTATATACTCCTCAGATATTCCGTGAAACGTTTCACTCACGGAGGATTCATTTAGTGGTTTCCCTCCGTGAATGTAGAATATATCTCCGTTTCTATAGACTGCTCCAATGGAGAGACGCAAAGGAGTATCATTGATTTTATAGCAAAAATCTGTAGCGGTGTCTAGTTGGATGTTGTTTATGGTATGTTTCATAAAAGTCAAATAATATAATACTGTAAAGTATTTAAATATTACTTCCAATAGTTGCAGGGTACAGTTTTTCAGAGTGCGGCAGTCGGATTTAAAATTATAAGAGTAGTAATTATATTATTTTTGTAGAAGTGAATAAGTATTTATAATATAGATACATAATAAATGCTATGGAAATAAAACTAGAGGCTTATGACACTAGAGAGAAGGTAGTGAAAAAATCAGGTAGTTCCGCTCATGTGTATTTGCCTATTGAATGGGTTGGAAAGCGGGTTAAGATTTTGTTAATTGATCCATTGGATGCGAATTAATCTATGTAAGTCGGAGCCACGATATTATGACAGGTGAAAAAGACAGATATAAAACACATGAACAGCTTTGGAAGCTCGAAGACGGTGAGCTTTCCACACCTAAACATGATGAACTTGTTTTGCAGTTGTTATATAAAAGAAACGCTAAAAAACTAATGTATATGTGTTACCCTGGGGAGTTTACGAATTTTGATAGCTATGATGAGATTGAAGATTCCCGTATAGATGTAGATTCTGAAGTCCCAATAACTACGAAAAATGATTATATAATTGGTTATATCGACATTGCAATATCCTATAAACTCAGAGACCGCCCCGACAGGATATTATTTGTAGAGGTCAAGCCCAAGATAAAGAGCTTTGGGGAAACACTAAGGCAGATCAAAACATATAAAACCTACAGGCATTTTAATTACATAATATATTCACCGGATACTGCTTTTAGGGGTGCATTTGAAACACAGGGTATTCCAATAATAACTCCTTTAGATCTAGGAATTAACATGTAAAATTAATTTAATTAATACTTTTTTATATTATTTTTTTGAGAGTAAATAAGTATATATACTTGAAGTACATAATACGTACTATAGAAGTATAAGGTGATTACATGTCAAGAGCAGGCACAAAGACGATTACCGTTTACGAAAAAGACCATGAGAAAATAAAGAATATTGCTCAGAGAAATGGTATGGATATTTACGAAGCTGTAATCTACGCAATGCAGAAAACTTTTCCAAAGGATTTCCCTGAAAAAGTTATAGCTTAAATAAAAGAAGTGTAATAAATAGAGGTCATATTATGACAGTCGGAGCCAAGATAGTTTCTACTTTATTTTTATGTCACAATTGCAGTGATATTAATAGCCCATCGGGAGAAGCGTGTATAATACAGGCGCGCGAATTTGATAAAGAATTGGTTTTTAAATTGCGCTGTCTGAAAGGTTATAAACTCCCAACAACCGAAAGAGATCGGAGAGAGGCAGAACCTATAATACTCCCTGATGAATTAAGTTTTGATCCTGATTTTTATCAAGTTGCTTCCGAAGAAGCTGCTCGGAATTATCAAAAAGTTGTGAATTCTCCCCTTTGGGAAGTAAAATGTATAACTTATGATATCCCAAAGGAAAAGCGCGAAGCTGAAAAACAATATTTAGAAAACAGGATTGAACGGGCTAAAGCATTGAAAGCTTTCAGGATCCATGAGGCAGTAGAAGAGGCTCATGCAATTACTACACTTTCAGAGCCTTGTACTATAGAAACCGATCCTATTCTTGTGAGGCGGCGGGTATGATCCCTATGATACAGCCCGTAAACCCGCGAGTGCAGGAATTTTTAACACTCCTGCAAGATCCTGAAGTATATGACGTTTTTAAAACCCTTGTTTTACAGGCATTAACAGACCCCGAAGGCTGTCAGCTTGTCAGGAGGGTAGCAAACATTGAAAAACACCTGGGCGCAGATGATGATTATTGCATTTGCGAAGATCCCTTTAATGACGATAGAGAAGTAATGCTTACTATCCCTGAACAGCTTTCTCTATTATCTGAGCGCATCAATGATGCGTCTTTACCTGTTTTGAAAGAAACTATTTTTTCAGGCAATGGGACGGAAGTCAGGGCGCGGTTCTTAAAAGAGAAGCTGCAAGATGTAGACTACCGGAACGGGAAGAAG